TAACGAGATAGACCTCACCACCTACCTGGATCGCTCAGTCGTGGGCGTGGTTTATATCGAGGTTCAGTATCGAACAGCCCACTTCGATCCGCGCCAGCTCACGCCCGACGCGGGCGACAACCCCACGCTATAATTTTTGCAATTAATTGCATTTCTGACTTGTTCGCAAGCAGTGACTTTGCTATATTTGGGGCGTGGAGCTAAGCTTGACCGTTGCTTTCGAGTATGCGGTACACGCTCCTACGCGATAAGCCGAGCTGCTTTGCGATCTCGGTCGCGCCCATCCCTTCTTTGCGAAGGCGGTGAACGTCATCGGCCTTGGCCCGCGCTGTAGGCTTTCTCCCCAGGTACTTGCCCTCGGCCTTGGCTTTAGCTATTCCTTCCCGTTGGCGAGCCAGCATGATCTCGCGTTCGAATTGGGCGATAGAGGCCATCATATTTAGAACCAGTGTGCCGGTCGCCGTAGATGAGTCCACACCGAGTTCAAGTATTCTCAGAGACACGCCCTTCTTGTCTAAGCGCCTAAATATCTCCAGAAAGTTGCTGACGCTGCGCGCAAGGCGGTCAAGCTTTGTGACCATGAGCACGTCACCCTCACGCACCCAATCAAGCGCCTTCTCAAGTTCAGGTCGTTTAGAATCTACCGAGGATACGTTCTCAGAGAATATCTTCTCTGCTCCCGCTGCGCTCAAATCTCGTATCTGAGCGTCTAGGCCCGCTATCTGTTCAATCGTGGACGTTCTCGCATAGCCGATAAGCATTTTTGACCCCGAGTGTGCAATTAATTTCAAAGACGTTATGAGTCTTCGTGTGCAAAAAGTCAAAACCTTTCATGTGCTACAGCAAAACAGAATCTCGGGCACCATAGCGTAAGACCGTGGTCCAGTGGCACGTAAGGCGGACTCACGGCAGCTCCATACCCCAGTCATGCCTTGACCTTAACCCGAATCTGCAATTAATTGCACGCTGTAGATAACATATGGAGACGGCACTCCCGCCGTCGCACACACAGAAAGGTGCTCCAATGTATCCATCTTACGGCCCAGCAGCCTACACCAAGGGCGCTCTCGTTGACGGTGCGACCATCACCTGGGACTTGAACGATATTCAGGCTGCGTCTCTGACGCTGGGCGGCAACCACGAAATCATCGTGGAAAATCCCGCTCCGAACGGACAGTACGTACTTGCTCTTAAGCAAGATGGCACCGGCACTCGGATTCCGACCTGGAGTTCGAACGTCAAATGGGCCAGCGGCACGCCACCCGTGCTTTCGACGGCGGCAAATGCTGTTGACGTGTTGGAGTTCATCTCTGACGGCACATACGTCTACGGCGCGATGTTCGCAAAGGCCGCTGCGTAGTAAACGGGCGCGGCTGGCAAGTCCAGCCGCTGCCTTGTGCAATTAATTGCAATAGCCAGTCTGGAGACGGCATTCCGCCGTCGCACACGCAAAGAAAGGTGCTCCAATGGCATTCTCGTTCCCGCTTCCTCCGAAGCGTTTCTCTGGCACAAGCCACATCTTCGACGGCACGCTTCAAGCATATCTCGATGAGCTTGGCGCTGACGTGTATCAGATCAAGTACAACACGGGCGTTGCCCTGCTCAGTGCAAACTCGACAACCGCCGCGACCGATCTGGCTTCGACAGAGGCTCTCGCCAATTCGCTGAAGACCTCTTTCAACGCAATCGTATCGTTCCTGCAAAACTACCCGCTCGCGAATCTGGCGTATCAAAACGCGGTTCTCGCGCTGTCGCCCGTGACCACGGCCAACGCGACCGATCTTCCTTCCTCGGTTGCGCTTCTGAATGCGCTCAAGGTTGCGGTGAACGAAACGATCACGGCTCTCCAAAGCAATCTGGCTGGTACTTCGACCAAGGAAGCGGCAATCACCGCTCTGTCGCTCGTCGCCACGGCCAACGCCGCGGACCTCACCACATCGGAAGCCTTGGCAAACGCACTCGAGACTGCGATCAACGCGATCATCGCTGCGCTGCAAACTGCCTAAGCGCTCGTGGCAACCATAGAAGGATAGAAAGGACACGAGCAAATGACAGTTTCAGCCCCACTGCTTACGAGGCGCGCGGTACTCCAGCTCGCCATCGAAGGGACCTACGGCACCGCAGCGTCGGTCGGCGCTAACGACGCGATCTACGTCGAAAGCCCCGACTACCAGGTCAACGTGAACCTGCTGCAACGCGACTTCACCCGAGACGACATCTCGCCTCTGGCGGGTATCGTTGGTCGCCGCGAAGCCAGCATGAAGTTCACGACCGAACTCAAAGGCAACGGCCTTCAGAACTCGGGCAACACCTCGAACGCACCGATCCTGGCCCGACTGTTCGAAGCTTGCGGCTATGAGCTTTCAGGCAGCACCACCCCTTCGATACTCGGCCCGCTCTCGTTGGGCGACGAAGCCAACATGGTCACATGGGCCTCTTCTGCCTCTGCGGCCACCAATACGGACGTGATCTATTACGAGTTGGACGTTACGACGGGTGGCGCGTCCGGCACGGCAGAAATCACCGTGACTTCGGACACGATGGGAGAAAGCAGCGCCGCCGCCATAGTGACCACGGGCACGCCGATCTCGCTCGGCACGAAAGGCGCGACCGTCACGCCAACCTTCACCGGCAGCCTTGTGGTCGGTCAGAGGTGGGGTCTGTGGCTGCTCCCGGCTGGTTTGATGCTCCAGCCGATCTCGGACAACTTCCAATCGCTCACGCTTGTCCTGAACATGGACGGCGTTCAGCACACGATGACCGGTTCCTTCGGCACTTTCACGGTGACGGCAGAAGCCGGCAACTTCGCCAAGATCGAATGGGAGTTCAAGGGCAAGTTCCTGGAGGCGGTTGACGCCGCTTTGCCGACTTGCAACTACGACACGACGCTTCCGCATCAGGTCGAGCTGGCAAGGCTGCGCGTGGACGACGATTACGTGATCGTCCAGACGATGACCTTCAACCAGCAGAACGACGTTCAAATCCGACCGGACGTTTCTTCGGCTGAAGGCTACGTGGGCACGCGCATCGTGTCTCGTAAACCGGAAGGCGGGATAAACCCCGAAGCCGAGCTGGTGGCGAACCACGACTTTTGGGGCAAGCTCGGTTCCGCCGAGCGTATGCCCTTCCAGATGCGCGTCGGCGTCGATCCAGGCAACACTGTTTGGATGTTCGCTCCTTCGACCCAGTACACCGGTCTTACCTATCAGGATCGGAACGGCATCCGCGCATACGATGCCAAACTAATGTTCTCTCGGGTCAACGGAAACGACGAAAGTTTCTTCTTCTTCTGCTAGACTCAAGCTGGCAGTAGGAAACGGGGGAGGTTCGTGCGCCTCCCCCAATTCGCCCTGAGAAGGACCATGAGCAAATTCCAAGTCAAGGTCTACATCGTCCAGAAAGCCGACAAGGACGACAAGCTCACGGGACCGGTGCTCGCCGCCAAACTCACCTATGGAGCGGCCCACGCTGTCGCCAAGCAGTATGCCCCGGCTGGCGTGACATGCATTCTCGCCGACAAATCCGAACTCCCGAATAATCCGGCACACTCCTTAGTCCAGGCTTGCTGCAATTAATTGCAGAGCCTATTCGGATCAGATACGGTTCGACCATCAAGCCACGCAGCCTCGGGCAGATAGATGGCGCTTGAAGAGTTCGCTTCCGTGACGATCAACGGTCAACTCGCTGCCCTTGTGCTGCTTTTACAACCAAGGAGCAGAACGATGGCCCTCGTCGCCATGACAGTTTCCGATACCGTCGAATACGTTTCCGACTTGGACCCTGCGAAATCGAAGCAGCAAGTCCCTATCGATGCGTCCGATCCCTCCAAAGGCACGACCGAGAAAGTCGTCATCGGAGAGGGTGCGACCGTCTTCACGCTGAAGCCGCTCGACGTGTTCTTAATGAGCAGCATCTACGACAATGCGTCCGACATCTCGGGCAAGCAGGGTTCGGACGAAGTGGGCATCCGCACCAAGGTCAACCAGACCAACGTGGAAGCCGTCCGGTACGGCCTCGCGGGCCTCAAGAACTTCCACGACGCCAGAGGCAACCAGGTCATTTTCCGGTCCAAGAAGATGTGGAACGGCGGCAAGCAGTATCACGTCGCCGACGACACGGTGCTTTCCGCTTTGGGCTTGAGGCTCATGACCGAGCTGGCAGACCAGATCAAGAAAATCTCTGACATAAGCCCAGCCGAAGAAAAAAACTAAGATTGGGCATCACGGCCATCCGGCTGATGCCCGAAAGAGATTGTGGAAGCTGCAAGAAGCAGAACGAGTGGGGGTGCCAAGCAAAACGGTGGAGGATGCACGAACCCACTGAGCCGGATCATCCAGACAACTGGATCAAGCCAGCTAAGCTACCTATCACGATTATGGGAGAAACCACCTACGCTTGCCCCCGTCAGCATCTCAGAGAGAACCCCTATTACTGGGGCAAAATCCTGAAATACTACGGGTACTACAAGAAAGGCTTTTTCCCAGACGAGGGCGGAGTATCAAGCCAGTGCAACAAAGCGATGGAGATATTCCGCATACTCGATGACGCGAACGTGCAGTGCGACAAAGTTGAAGACGAACGCCGGATGCGGCGGGACTTCAACCCATCGGGGCCACTAAGGAGATAATCATGCGTGTTATAGCTGAATGCTCTTGGTGGGAGCGCACAGGCGAGATGACCCCCTTCGACAAGAGAGGCATCTCGTCCCCGATCTTTCGGAATCTCACGACCGGAGAAGTCACGTCCGATCTCCCGATGGGAGCGCTCTTTTGCGCCGACCGTCGCGGGCGCGAAGACAAGAACGATTATCTGCGCGCCGGTTACGATGGAAACGCTGTCGTGGCCGTCATCCCCTATCTTGACGGCACCACCTATTTTTACATCGAAGGCCGTGCAATTAATTGCACGCGCAAAGACGATCCAGATCACCGCTGTTGGGTTAGGCATGGCACGGTGGGCGAAAGAGTGACCGTCGATAAGAACGGGAACACCTGCGCAGCCGGGGCCGGTTCAATCGTCACCCCAGGTTTTCACGGTTTCATCAAAGACCACAGGATCGTCACATGCTGAAGGCAATCGTTGTCGATAAAGTCGAAAACCACCTCGACAAACCAGGCGCTATCGAGTTCCGGCTCCCCTACGGAATCGCCTTCGTCTGCCCTTGTGGGTGCAAAAACCACGCATGGATTCCCGTTCATGGCAATCTCCACTCATGGAAGTGGAACGGTAACATGAACGCGCCTTCAGTCTCTCCCTCGATAAAGTGGGGCAACCACTGGCATGGCTATCTAACAGACGGCGAATGGAAACCTTGCTAAGTCCTCGCTGACTAAGCTTGTGCAATTAATTGCAAACTAAGGAACGCACACGATGCCCAGCGCTCAAGAGCTTCAATTCATCATCAAGATGCAAGATCAGGCCAGCTCTGTCCTGAACAGCCTTGGCGCATCTTTCGACAAAGCAGGGGCCAGCGCAAAGAACCTTGCTTCGGCTGGCAATCAGGGCGCGACCGGTCTCCAATCCATCGCTCAGAACGCCCTTGGCGCTGCCGGCGCTATCGGTGCGCTCGTTACCTCTATTGTGGGCATATCTGGCGGCATCGCGAAATTTGCTGAAGCCGAACAGAACATGATTAAGTTTCAGAGAGCGACCAAACTGACGGGGGATGCTCTCGCAGAATATAAAACGGCGTTGGCAAGTGTCTCTAAAGAAGTAAGCAACGTCTCTGGACGGCAGTTGTCAGAGTTCGCGACAGCGGCGGCCAAACTGGGCGTAACAGGTGCTCAGAACCTCGCCAATTTCGCTGGAGAGATGGGAAAACTCCAGGCCGTCTTTCAGATCGGCACGGAGGGCGCGCAAGCAATCGGGCAAATCCTCCGCGAGTCTGGATCGCTCCAGAAAGAGGGCGTGCAGTCCCTAAAGGACTTTAGCAACGCGCTTACGACGGTCGCGTCCCATTCGGTGCTCAGCGCAAACGAGCTGATAAACCTGACGCGCGTGCTCGGGGCATCAACCGGTGAGTTCGACATCTCGGACAAGAAGCTGTTGGGCTTTGCGGCATCTTTCGGCGATCTCGTTCCCCGCGTCCGTCAAGCCGTGACGGTGTTCTCACAGTCCATGCACCAGCTCAGCGAAGGCACAAGCGGCGCGTCGGGCGGCATACAACGCTTGCAGGCGATCCTGGGCGAGACACAACAATCCTTCCTAGACCTCCAGCACGATGACCCCAGCGGACTCTTTATCAAGCTCCTCGAAGGTGTGAAAAAGCTCCAGGATCAAGGCAAAAGCTCCAAGCCGCTCCTCGAACAGTTCGGCCTCGGCACGGGCGCAGACCAGCGCGTCATCCAAACGCTCGCCCGCAATATCGACTTGGTGAAAGCCAAGCTGGCTGAAGCAACCGACACGAAAGGCAATGCCGGGGCGACCGACCGTGAAAACCAGAAAATCCAGCAGACGACGCAAGCGCAGCTCGACGCGCTCTCAAAGTCCTTCAGCCGTTTGTCTGTTCAAGCGGGCGCGGCGCTCGCTCCGCTTTTCAACCTTCTCACCGAAGGTCTAACCCACGCGATCAATACGGCGGCTGCGGCGTTTAATCTGCTACCCGGCCCGATACAGACACTCACGGCGGCTGCGATCACGGGCGCTGTCGTCATCAAGTCGCTCGGGGCCGCTCTAAGCGTGCTTGCCCCGTTGCTTGGCCTGACCGCTACAAGCCTCACGCTCACGAGCGTTGCAAGCGCCGCGACAAGCGCTGCCATGGTGGTGCTCAGAGTTTCGGTTCAAGCCGTTCTGCTCAGCATGGCCGCCTTCAGACTGGGTGCAATTTCTCTGGCCGGTTCGCTCGGCGTCCTGCGCGCTGCAATCGTGACGCTTTCAGCAGCGGGCGGTCTGTCGGCGCTCTTTACGGTCGCTCGAATTGCTATGGCAGCTTTCGCCGCTGCGGTCGGCGGCATCGTTGGTCCTATCGGTCTTGCCATCGCAGGTGTCGCAGCCCTTGCTGCCGCGATCTACGATCACTGGGGCGAACTCGTCTCCTGGCTTCGCGGCAACAAAGCCGAAGTCAAAGTAGACGTTCAACCCGCCAAAAAAGGCGACATCGATAAAGCTGCGCAAGCGGCCCAGGAAGAAGCGCGCAAATCGAAGATCGCGTCGATCTCGGTCAGCGACGAGAATTTCAAGACGCTAAGCTCGCTCAATCCGGCGCTGAACGACATCGAGAAATTCCAGAAGATGGAGGATGCGCTTCAGGGCGTGCGCGCGCAGCTCGAAGAGCTTTACAGGACGCAAGGCAAAGCAGACGGCATACCGCTCAAGAATGGCGGCGTGCTCTCTCGCATTGACATAGATCGGGCAAATGCGGTTGCAGCCTACCAGCGCAGTCAGCGCGAACTCGTCATCCCGGATCAGATCAAAGCGGCCCAAGACCAGCTTGACGCCGCTAGGGCGCGCACAGGCGATCAAAAAGCCAATCTCGAAATCACGCAGAAACGGGACGAGCTTGCCCACACGCGCGGCATCTATCCGTTTACCGAAGAAGACGCCAAATACGCAACCGACTTCGACCCGGAAGGCTCCAAGGCTGCGAACACCTATCTTAACCTGTTGAAGCAGATACAGGCTGAGAAGAAGGCCACGAGCCTCATCAACCTCGACAAAGGCTATCAGGATCAGATCGCTTCGGCCAAAGCGGTCACGGCTGCCCAAAAAGAACAGCTCGAAGTTACCAAGACGATCCGCGATCTCAATCTCGAAGTGACAAAGATCACCGAGCAGGAGGCCGCCAAGATCGCTGCCGGTGTGGCTGCGGTCAAAGCCGCAGAGCGCGAGGCTGCATACGACGAAGAGCTTCGGCAGCTCTCGAACGCAATCGAGCTGGCGCGCACCAAGAACACGGCTGACCGTGAGAACCTGCAAATCCAACAGCAGATCACCGAGTTCGAGCGCCAACGCGGCGCGCTCAGCCCGAAAGACCGTTCGAACCTGCAAGGGCAGCTCCAGGCCAAATCGGACGCGGAAGCCTACAAGTCGCTTCAGTCCTCGGTTGATCCGGTCGCCCAAGCCACCGAGAAATACACGAACGACGTGCGCATCCTGAACGAAGCGCTCAGGGCTGGCACGATCACGGCTGCCGAGTACAAATCGCAGCTCAACACGCTTACGCTCACGACTCAAAACGCCCGCGATCCTTACGCAGCGCAGCTCCGCTCCATCAAGGAAGCCACGCAGGCAACCCAGCTCAATGGGCAATACTACCAGGAGGACATCAAAAGCCTCCAGACGATCACGCAGCTTGAGAACCAGGGGCTTCAGCTCACCAAGCAACAGAAGGACGCTCTTATCGACGCGAACCGCGCGCTCAAGGACATGCAGAAAGAGCAAACGTCCGGCCTGCGCGGCTTCTCCAATTCCGTCACGTCAATCAAGGACGGCCTTCTCGACACCACGAAGAAAGCCGCTGATGGGCTTGCAGATGCGATCATCGGAGCTGCGACCCGAGCGCAACGTCCCTGGCACGAGTTCGCACTCGGGCTGGCAAAAGACCTTGCTCGCCTCGGCATCAACAACATCCTGAAACAGCTCATAGAAGGTCTCAGCGGCCTCAGCATCGGCGGATCGAGCCTTGGCAGTATCTTTGGCCTCGGTGGCACGACAATCGCTACAGCCGCCACGAAGTCTGCAACCTCGACTGCGACGACAGGCGGCGGTGGTCTGTTCGGCGGTTTGTTCGGCAGCTCCACTTCGGCAGCGTCCACGCAAGCGACGACAGACGCGGTGAAGCGCCTCGCACAGCCCACGCAGCTTGTGGGGACCGGCGCGGGGGCCACGCCAAGCCTTACAGCCGCATACGATCCGGCGCTCAAAGCCGTCACCACGAATGCATTCGGCGGCGGGATTGACCGCTCGCGCTTCCAAGCCGAACTCGACGCCGATCCCGCGCTAAAGCAGAAAGTCCTCGCCATCTCTGCGGGCGAAAACCAAGACCCTGTTGCTAACCAGGCCGTCATGGAAAGCATGATGAACCGCGCGGCCATGATGAAGACGCCGCTTGCGTTCGAAGCAAGGACGACTGGCGAAGGCGGCTACTACGCGGGCTACAATCCGGCTGCCTTAAACAACCCCGCTTACATGAAGATGGCGGAAGGCAACCTCGACAAAGTGCTCAAAGGTTCGAATGTTTCGAACTATGCGACCGATAACGCATCGGGACAGTTCGCAGCCGACCGCGTTGCCAAGGGGTTGTACGGGCCGAACTCGACTTATGGCGGCGAGTCCTTCCTTCACCCGACCGGCGCTCTCGCTCGCGGAACCACGCAATACCCAGATTGGCGGGCGACCGCCGAAGCCCAGCAGCGCATGACCACCGTGTCTGCCGACGATCTCCAGAAGCGCGCTGACGTGGGGGCCATGCCCAATGCGTTCACGAACGTCACCAGCCCTGACCAAATGCTGCAACAGCAACAGATGGCGCAGAAGGCCCTTGATGACCAAATGAAAGAGACCTCGAAGGCCATGACAAGCCTTGAGAGTCCGATCAAGTCCGTGGGCGAAAGCGCGACTGCGACCGTTCCTCAGATGCAGTCCATGGACGACGCGACCGTGAAGCTCGCAACCAGTCTGGCGAACAGCGCAAGTACTGCGGCGTCTTCGAGCGGCGGTCTTTTGGCTGGGCTGTTCCACGCAGGCGGTATCGTCGGCGCAGGTACGCCCGCATCCGGCTACCGGTCAGTCTCGGCTGGCATGTTCAGGAGCGCCCCGCGTTTCCACACGGGCCTTACTTCGTCTGAGTACCCAGCGATCCTGCAACGCGGCGAACGGGTGCTCACGGCTTCTCAGAACGACCGTACGATGAACGTCATGAGTGCCTTGACTGACAGGATCGCCGCATCGCAGCAGTCGGCAGCGGTAAACAACGCAAGCCGCATGTCGAAGCCCTTCAACCAGAACATCACCGTTTATGCACAGGATGCCAACAGCTTCAGAAAGTCATCTTCGCAGCTCATGGCCGACAGCGCTGTGCAGGCAAGACGTGTGACCGAACGCAACTCTTGAGAATTTGCAATTAATTGCACAAGGAGAAAGACAGTGGCACTTATCTTTATGGACGGCTTCGACTCCTACGGCGTCTCGGGCAGCGCCCCGGATTCCACGGTCGAAAACGCTATGGCTTCGTCGGGCTATGCGCAGGCGCAGTATCTTTGGGTAAACTCTGACACGCGAACAGGGAACGGGCAGTGTTTGGCGCTCCAGCAGAGCGCGTCCGACATCAACACCGGCAAGCTCGGGTTTTCGATTCCAACGGACACGGGCATCGTGGTGGGCTTCGCGATCAAAATCCCCTACAGCGAGATCACGCCGCTGGTAAACCTGATGTACGATGACCACTTCGGCACGCGCAAATCGGCCATGGTCGTCTTCGCAAACGCGACGGGCGGCATCACAGTCGGGTTTGTGGGTTCGAACGGTCAGCCTGCCACGTATGTCGCCAACAGCGCGGATAACATATTCTTCTATCACACCTGGCATTATGTCGAGGTCAAGTACACGCCCGGTCTCACGGCGGGGACGATCACGGTTCGGCTGGATGGCGTCACCGTCCTGACTTACACAGGCCAGACCATTCCGACCACGAACCCGGCCTTGGTCAATTACGTCCTGTTCGAATGCACAGGGTACTCGCTGAACCTCTCCGATGACTCCAACATCGAGATCGACGACCTCTACATTCTGAGCACGACCACGGGCGGAACCTATTACGACTTCATTGGCGACGTGGTGATCGAGACGCTGCTGCCGGCGTCCGACGCGGGTACGAACCAATGGACGCAGTATGGAGGCTCGCTCACGCACGCTTCAGCGGTCTCTGACGTGCCCTCCGACGAGGACAGCTCCTATCTCTATTCGAACACTTCGGGGCAGATCGAGATGTTCAATCTCTCCCCGCTATCGAGCGACGTGATCGATGTTCTCGCCATGAGCGTTCATGCGCGCGCCAAGAAGGATGCGCCCGGATCGGCCTCTATAAAGCTCCTGGCGACCGAGACAGGCAACACGACGACCGGCCCGGCCACCTCTCTGCCCTCGGTCTACACGACCCGCTACATGATGATGGAGACGGCTCCCGATAGTTCGAACTGGAACCGCACCAAGGCTGTCGCGACGACGATTGGCGTAGAGGTCGCGTAATGTCCCTACGCACGACTCAAATGTCGGTTCGGGCCATGAGCCAAGGAACCGCCAACGCCCGCGTGACGCAGCAAAGCGCGCGGATGATGACGCAGAAAGACCTGTCCATCATTCGCCGCAACGTGACGCAAATGACGGCGCGAGCCATGTCGCAACTCGGTTCGCCGGGCGTACGCTGCACCGAAGTCTACGCCCGTATCATGATCCCGTTTGCGCCCAACTTTGAGTGGATTGACATGATTATCGATGAAGTTTTCCCGTTCGACATTTCCTACAACTCCATCGGGGCGACTCGCTTCCAGACTGACGTGGTGCGGGTGGACTCGGGACACGACCAGCGCGCGTCTCGCTGGAGCCAGCCGCTCATGGAGTATGACGTGGCCTACGGCGTCCGCACGCTCGAACAGCTTCACGCGCTCATCGCGTTCTTCCGCGTCATGAAGGGCCGCAAGTACGCATTCCTCTATCAAGACATCGTGGACCACACGAGCAATCTTGCCGTGAATGTGGAAGCGCGCACAACGCCGGAAATCACGGCCACCGACCAGCAGATCGGCATCGGCGATTCGAGCACGTACACTTTCCAGCTCACGAAAACCTACCCGTCGCCGAGCGGACAGAATACCCAAGTTCGGCCAATTTATCGCCCACAACCGGGCACAGTTATGATCGCCGTCGATGGGCAAGAGGTCACGAACTGGTCTGTCGATAACACCACCGGCATAGTCACGTTCTCTTCGCCGTGGGGCAAGACGGGCCTGAACGGCATGACGCTCACAATGCCGACCGACAGCGACCCGCCGCATTTCACGATCAGCGGCCCTGCCAGAACCTTCACAGGCGGCATTGCTGTCGGCAATAAGATCGTGACGACCGGCTGGCTGAACCCGATCAATAACACGACGCTCTCTTTGAGCCTTGTCGTCACGGAGATCGGCTCTGACGGCTCCTACATCAAGTTCACAGCACCCAGCAGCTACGGGCAGGCAGAGAGCAACCGCAACGGCGTAAGCATCTACGTCCATCCAGCTCCGGCTACAGGCGCTGTCATCACGGCAGGCTACCTCTACTACGTCCCGGTTCGCTTCGACACCGACCGGCTTCCTGTGACTCTCGAATGGTACGGGATCGGCGGCGCTGCCGATGTGAAGCTCGTTGAAGTCCGGCCCGCATCCGAAGGCAACGTCCCATGAAACGCATAACGAACGCGATGTTCAACACGCTGAAGACCACCTCGACGCAACTCGCGCTCGGGTGGCTCATCACACGCACAGATGGATTCCAGCTCGGGTTCACGACTTCTGACGTGCCCTTCACGTTCGGCGGTGTGACCTACGAACCCTCGAACGCATTTGCGGGGCTGGCGGTTGACTCGAAGACGAACCTCTCGGTCGATAACACGAACGCGACGGTCTTGCTTTCCGACCTCATAACCGAGGTGGATTTGATCGCGGGCAAGTGGGACCAGGCCGACGTGAAGATGTTCTGGATTGACCCGCTGAACCCGCAAAACGGCACCGTACCGCTCAGGGGCGGCGTGTTGGGCGAGGTCAAGATCAGGAACCAGGATTTCGAAGCAGAGCTGCGCTCGCCGTTCCAGATGCTTCAGCAGCCGTATGGCAAATTCTATTTGCTCGAATGCTCGGCCCATTTCGGCGACACCGAATGCAAGGTCCAGACGAACGTCGATACGTGGCAGCCGGGTGAACGCTATCTTGCAAAGGCGGGCTACGACGCCGGCATCGGTTCGTGGGTGCAGCCTACGACGCCAAACGGCTACTGGTATCGCTGCATAAGCGCGCAAAGCCAGCAAGCCCAAGTCCAGTCCATACCCAACGGCGGAACGATCCTGACAGCCCTCCTTGGCGCTGTGGACGCGGCCCTGCCCCTCGTTTCCACCTTGGAGAACATCCAGAACGGACAGATTACGATCACCGCTGACACCGAGACCACGATCAAGAATTTGGGTACAGCCGTTTCTCAGTTTACGGGCGCTCTTGCCAACAGCGGCGGCAACGTCAAGAACGGCCTTTCGAACGGCGCGACCATCGAAGGCGAAACGCCCTTTGCCGACCCGTATACGGGCAAAGGCGACAGCTTCTATCAAGAGAGCTTCACGGAGTCCGGTCAGCTCGTGAACTCCAGCGCTTATCTGACGCCGACGACGAAAGGCAAAGTCCCGCTCAGCGCGCCGGAAGGTGTGGAACCTCTTGCGATCACGAACCTATCCACAAGGGTCATCTACGCGCTTGGCTACTCTGGCTCAGCAGAGCCTGCATGGCCTACCACGGTTGGAGCAACCGTCACGGACAACCAGCTCGTGTGGGAATGCTGGCGGGCGCGGCGCGTGCGCGGTGCTGTCACTTCGGTATCCGACCGCAACCGGTTTATCGACAGCAGCCGGACCGAGCCGTTCGAGTATTGGAAATACGGCGTCCTGACTTGGCTGACCGGAGACAACGCCGGGTATTCGATGGAAGTGCGCGATCACGTCTTGGGCGGATCGTTCGCGCTCATGGAGCCTATGCCCCGAAAGATCGCGGTAGGCGACACCTACGAGCTTGTCATGGGCTGCCCAAAAACGCGGACGGCCTGCAAGAACTTCGACAACCTCTATAACTTCAGAGGTTTTCCCGACATGCCCACCGAGGACAAGGCGCTCGCCACGGCGGACATCAGCTCGCACGGCACGCCGAACAAAGATTCTGGAGGCTCGTAATGGAACGCGCAGACATCGTGAAGGTGGCCCGCAGCTACGTGGGCACCCCCTACAAACACCAGGGCAGAAGCCGCAAGGGCATCGATTGCATCGGTCTTGTGATCTGCGTGGCTCAAGAATTTGGTGTGCAATTAATTGCACCAAACGACTACGCGCCAAGCCCTTCCTCGAACCTCGTGCTCAAGCACGCTGACACGCAAGGCATCATCATACCCGACAAGAAGATCGCGCTTGGCCGCATCGTCGTGATGTGGGGCATGACCTCTCAGGAGGCTCAGCATTTCGCCGTTGTTGGCGACATGAATGGCCGCTTCACAATGATCCACGCATTCAGCAAGCGCGGCATGGTGGTCGAGCACAGTTGGGACAACTTCTGGATTCGCCGCATCATGAAAGTCTACGAACTTCCCGGCACAGCTCCTTTGGAGAACGCATAATGGCTGCTCTGATTATCCCGATTGCCGTTGGCGTCGGCGGGCTTCTGCTTGCCTCGGCGCTCGCCCCAAAACCCAAGAACACTTACGGCCCGCGCGTTAGCGATCTCAATGTGGGGCTTGTGTCGCCCGGCAACTCCATCATTCAGCACTGGGGAACGATGAAGCTGACCTGCCAGCTCATATGGACATCGCGCCTCATCGAAACGCAGCACGAAGTTCAGCAGCCAAGCAAGGGTTCGCTCGGCGGCGGCCAGCCGAAGCAATATTACTATACCTATGCTGTGGATTGCGCATTCGCGGTCTGTCGCGGCCCGGTCTATCGCGTCAATCGCATTTGGGCGAACCAGAAGCTTCTTTGGATACACCCCGATGTGCAGGCAAACGAGCAGGCGGCCTTCGACGCGGCCTATTACGCCGAACTGGACCGGCTCGTGAACCAGGAATACGACACCGATATTGACGAAGCCTATTGCGGCGCGTTCGTCTTCGCCTTCAACAACTACAACCCCGACGAATACACGTTCAGCACGGCGGCGGCGGGCGCGTCCTACATTCAATCACATCCCGGCGTTGCGCCTTACTGCAATCCTCCAGTGCCGCCCGCGAACATCGGCGACTGCGAAGCCCTTCTGACGCAGATGTTCGACGGCCTTGGGCACGATCAAACCTACGCTCAGAATAAGCTCAGGTTCGATTCGGCCAACATCTATCTAGGAAGCGAAGAGCAGATTCCGAACGCGATGCTCGAAAGCTATCTTGGTGCAGGCAATGTCCCGGCTTTTCGCGGCACGGTCTATATCTGCCTGACTAATCTCCAGCTTGAAGACTTCGGCAACGCGATCCCTCAGTTCACGGTCGAAGTGCAGCAGAACAAGAACGGTTCTGCATACCTTCACGACATCATCCACGACATCTGCATTGACTCGGGTCTGACGGAAGACGAGATCGATTCGCTCGGCAACATCCCCGAGACGATCCAAATCCCAGGTTTTGCGATCACCCAGTCTATGAGTGGTCGCCAAGCCCTCAATATGCTTCAGTCGGTCTTTCCCTTCGACGCGGCGGAAAGCTCTTACGGCATCGTCTTCAACTGGATCAATCTCCGACCGAAGGCGATCCTGCGGCGCGAGGATTTCGGGAGCTATCTCGAAGGCGATGCTCAATCCAGTCCGCCGCCCTCGGTGGAGACGACGCGCGCAATGGACCTCGACTTGCCCAAGCGCATCAACCTCAAGTTCCAAGAGGTCGCCCGAAATTACTCATCGAACACGGTCTACTTCCTTCGCACCGCGACGAACAGCCAATCGATAGACAATATTGATGTGACCATCGCTCTGACCCGAGATCAGGCGCAGAAGCAAGTCGAGGAATTGCTGGCGCTCAAGTACACGGCGAGCAAAAGCCACAAGGTCTATCTGCCGCCCAAATACGTCATCATCGAACCGGGCGACGCGGTGCTGGTGCCGGACCCCAGCTACCTGAACGAAACGGACCAATACTTCGTCTGGCGTTGCGTAGAGGTCAACCTGTCGCCCCGCGGCTTGATCGAAATGACGTTTGTGGATCACGACCAGTATGTCGAGTCCGGCGCAATTGTGGAAGCGGACCTCGAAGACAACACGGTCACGCTGCCGCAAAACTCTCCGACGATTCCCTACCTACTCGACATCCCGCTTCTGGACGACCTCACGAGCGACACGCCGGGCTTCTATTCGGTGCTCGGGGGCAACAACGACAATTGGCGTGGCGGCGCTCTGCTCGTGGACATCTCGTCAGGCGGCACTGTACCGGCTTTCGGCCAGCAGCAGCCCGCGACGACTACCGGTTCGAATTGGAACCAGCTCGCCATGAACTCCCTCAATATGGCGCACGGGTATTGCATGACGGCGCTCGGGCCAGCGCATCCGGCGTGCTGGGACTACAAATCGAAAGTCAGGGTGCTTCTCCGCAGCAAGGGAATGCAGCTCTCGAACGTCGCGCAGTCCGATCTCATCGCCAATCCCTTCAACGTGGCGATCATCGGCAATGAGATTGTCCAGTACGCCAACGTCCGCGCTCTCGGGAACGACATTTGGGAGCTGTCCACCTTCCTTCGCGGCCTAAGAGGAACCGACTACGCGATCAACAGCCACACCAGGGGCGAGCGGTTCGTCAGGCTCTTGCAGAGTTCGACAGTCCGCATAACGAACGACGTGCGGCAGCTCAATAAGCCGGGAACCTTCCGCGCGATCTCCAGCGGCAACTCGCTCGATTCCGACAGCAGCGTGACTTTTGCCAACACCGGCAACAGCCTGCGACCCTACGCGCCCGCGATCTACGAGCAGACGCGGCGCTCGACAGGGGACGTTTACATCCGCTGGAGTCCCCGCGTGCGCCAGAACGGCGGCCTTATCGACGGGCAAGCCACGGTCTTGGATCAGCCGACCGAAGCTTACTCAATAGACGTGCTGGATGCCAACGGCAACGTCAAGAACACCTATTCCTTCGGCGCGGTTCGGGAATGGACCTACACAGCATCCGCGCAAGCAACCGATTACGGTTCTACTCCTGACAAGGTTTACATGAACCTGTATCAGATTGGTCAAACCATAGGTCGCGGTTTCCCCGCCACGATAGAGGTCTAAGCAAATGACGCTGCTGCAAACTCCTAAACTCGGCATCAACTTGATGGCGACTTCTGACGCGCAGAAGGAAACCGTCTTCAATGAAGCTGCGATCTCTCTGGACATCGTGGCGGCTGGTAGCTGCCTCAATATCCTGAACGCCCCGCCTTCGACCCCAAGCGATGGCGACGTTTATATCGTTGGCACCGCGCCTTCAGGCGAATGGGATGGGCACACCAACGCCATCGCGTTCTATTACAACGGCTGGCGGTACATCGTGCCCGCCCCGAAGATGAAGTTCTGGAACGCCAACGCGGGCGCGTTCTACACCTACGATTCCAGTGGCGGGTGGACGCAGGACGCTGCGGGGACGCCCTCGTCGCTCGATGATCTGACAGATGTGAGTGGGACCGCCCCGAACGATGGGGACGTTCTCACCTACAACCATTCGGCCTCGAAGTGGGGACCGGCGCAGCCCGCCTACAAGACCCTTTCCGGTCTGAGCGATGTGCAATTAACTACACTGACGGGCTATCAGGTTCTTCAGTGGAACGCGACCGACAGCAAGTGGGAAAACACAACGCTGGCGCTCGGCGCGACACACCTGTCGCAGCTCACCGACGTTCACATGCCGACGACGCCCGAGAACAATCAGGTTCTGACTTGGGACGGCACAGACGGCTATGCCAGATGGGGAGCGGTGCCAACGCCGTCCGTTGCGCTCGCGAACCTCACGGACGTTAATGTCAGCGGGGCCGCCCCCAACGACGTGCTGGCCTTCAACGGTTCGGCATGGGGGCCAAGTACGCGCGCCATCACTTACTCGTTCTCGGGCATGACAGACGGCCCAGGAAGCTTCACAGGCGGCGCTGGAAAAGTGCTGGCGGTCGACGACGCAGAGACGCAGATCGTCTTCAAGACGCCCGCAGAATTTCTCTCAGGCGGCGTCAAGCTTCAGGGCCTGGCTGACGTGACCGCCCCAACGGACGCGCAAGTAGGCCAGCTTCTCCAGCTCACCAAGGTTGGTTCAAATTACGTCTATAACTACTACGCACCGGTCAGCTACGCGATTTCGATCTACAGCGGTTCGACGCTCGAAACGTCCGGCGCGAAAAGCATCGTCTTCGACGGCTTCACCGTTTCTAACGATGGCTCGGGCAACGTCACCGTTCAGGCGGCCAACGCCCTTGGTTTCAAGAACGGCGGAACGCCCATAACCGGCGCAGTCACGGCGGTCAACTTCCTCGGCGCTGGGATGAACGTCACGCTTGTAGGAAGCGTCCTGAACGTCGAAGTAGACGCGACCGGCTCTGGCGGTTCAACCTCGCTCGCAGGCTTGTCAGACGTATCGATTTCGTCCCCGGCTGACGGCAATCTTCTCTCGTACGACGGCACAAGCCACACTTGGAAGGCGAAGGCGCTGGCGGACGTTATCAGCAGCAACGAGTACGAACCGGCCACATACGAGTTCGGCCCGTTCGCGCCGCCGACTGCCTCTATGTTCAACAGCGAGTTCCAGATGCCGTCCGGCGTGCTCACGTACAGCGACACGCAGGGCTTGGTCGTGCAGCCGGGCGCTCAGACAAGCTCCGCCGTCAAGCACGCCATCGCCTACCACGACATCTCGAACACGACAGCGCCCTACCAGATCACGGCCCGCGTTATTCCCTCGTCGTTCGCGGCCAGCGGCCACGCAGGCGGCATCGTCCTTCAGCGCGGCGCGAATGGGGCGTTCGTCTTTCTTGCCGTGGGCGATTCTTCCAGCGACACCGAAGATGTCATTCGGTTCGGCTGGGTGGACTCATCGGGGAACGAAACTCTCATCAAGACATCGAGCAACAGCTACAACTGGCTGCGCCTCGGCTTCGACGGAAACAACTTCAGCGCCTCGGTCTCGGGCGACGGTCTTGTGTGGGAATCGTTCGCGACGGCGCTTTCGGCCAGCTCCACACTCGGCGGCACGCCAACGCGCGCTGGCATCACGAACCGCTCGAACGCTGTCCACAACGGCTCGGTCGGCGTTCTCATCACCTACTACGACGACATGGACTATGCAGCGTCGGCGCGCACAAGGACCGGCGTCATCCATCTCGGCCTCGGCGATCTCAGCAACGTCGATTTCTCGACTCCGCCGACGAACGGACAGACCCTCGCATACGACAGCACGAGCGGCACCTGGAAGCCTTCGACCGCTGCCAGCGGATCGGACGGCCTGTCGGTTCTGAACGGGGCGAGCGCGCCCACCAGCGGCGATGGCTTGGACGGCGACTTCTGGATCAACACCTCCAACTGGACGATCTACGGTCCGAAGACTTCAGGGGCTTGGGGATCGGGAACGTCTCTTGTCGGCCCTGCCGGCACAAACGGAACCAACGGCACCAATGGCGCTGACGGCAAGACCGTCCTAAACGGCTCAGGAGCGCCTTCCAGCGGCCTTGGCGTTGACGGGGACTTCTACATCGACACATCGGCTTGGGGGATTTACGGGCCAAAGGCGAGCGGCGCGTGGGGGTCTGGAACGTCCCTCATAGGATCGGGTGGCGGCGGTGGTGGTGGCGTCTCGCTCAGCGTTGCCAACACTTGGATGGCGCAGCAGACGTTTTCCAGCGGCATCGATCTTTCAGAAGCTTGGATCAACCTCTCGTCCCCGACCGACAACAACTGGCGTTTCGGTTACGGCTTCGGTGCAATTACTTGCACTCACATTGGCACCCGCGCGAGCATCCAGCTTGAGATGGGTGCGGGCACCGGAGGCACGAACGGAGACGATGGGTTCGTCATCGGCAATTGCAACGGCGCGTCCATCCTCGAAGTCCACGGCGCTTCGGAGACGGTCTACATCACCGGGACCGGGGGCCTGGACGTTGGTTCAGGCGGCTTGAAGGTAAGCGGAACGGCTATCGCTGAGGTCGCGATCTCTGGAGCCTATTCCGATCTCTCGGGCAAGCCGGACTTGCGGGCGCTCAATGTGCAGAGCGTCACGGCTGGGGGCGCGTCTGTAACAATCGACGCGAGCGCGGGCGAATACGTCATTCTAACGCTCGAAGCCAACGTGACGACCCTGACAATCGCGAACTGGCTCGGCACCGGCAAGCTCTCGAAGGTCACGCTCGAAGTTCGCAACACAGGTGCTTTCAACATCGAGAATTGGGCTGGCGCGAAGTGGGCTGGGGGCACGGCTCCGACCGTCACCTCGGGCAGCGGGAAATACGACCGCTACGTTCTTTCGACCGGCGACGGCGGCACGACGGTCTACGGCGACATCATCGGACAGGCTTACGCATAAGGAGATCACCTATGACTTGGCTTTTTATCGGTGGCGACATTGAGGCTTTTCGCCTGGATACGACCTTGTCGAATATTAACTTCCAATCAAGCTATTGCGACACCACCTACTCCAAAAGCGGTTTCGCCGTGACCCCAGGTTATCACGCTTGGGGGGATTTTCCTTCAAACCAGACTGAGGTCTGGTGGCACGCCGATCTCTACAGCATCTACGTCAACTTGAGTCAGACCATCGGCGCTATGCTCGACAGCGCGACCGGCACGAATCGAATCCAACTCGAAGTTGACTATTCGAGCACTGCCAAATTAAGGCTTGGTTACTATAACGGTTCAGGTTTCACCTATCTAACTGAAAGTGCTTTCAACTCGTACACAATTTACACGATTGATGTGCATGTCAAACTCGACGGTAGCGCGGGAGTAGTAGAGTTCTACGTAAACGGAAATCTTGTCGGTTCCTTCTCTGGAGACACAAGCGGCATCGCTACGTCTTTCAGCGGGATCGAGATATACAGCAGTGGTTACGGTTCTACTTACTGGTCGCAGTGTATGGTCGGAGACGGGGCGCAAAGCACAGTGGGCCTCAAGCTTCTGACGCTTGAACCCCAGGCTAGCGGGACCGCGAACAACTGGACGAACGGTTCGAGCGTTTCTTATGCGACCGACTATAATGACAGCACCTACATCACCTCAAACACAGACGGGCAGGTCTCGCAGTACACCGTGAACAGCGCGCCTTCGGGCAGCTTCAATGTTCTAGCCGTGTCCGTGTCCGCTACTGCAAGAAAAGGCGCATCTGGCAACCAGAACATCCAGCTTGGCGTGCATTCGAACGGCTCTGATTCTTGGTCCCCTAACGTCAGCGGACTGACCACGAACTTCGGGCCGATCAAATACACATGGGGCACGAACCCGAACAACAGCGGCGCGGCCTGGACGCTCTCAGACCTCAGCGGATTCCAAGTTGGCGTCAAATCCGTCGCATAGCCCAGGAAAGGCGCTGACATGGCTACCGACGTTTCCAAGCTAAACGGTTACACGATTATCGTGCCTTTGGGGTCTTTCGTCTCGAAGCTCAATGCCTACGCAATCATTGCGTCAATGGGCACGAACGTCTCAAAGCTGAACGCTTACGCCATACTTCAACCTTACACTCCCGGCGCTTCAAGTTCGGCCTCGAAAGGCGCAAGTTTCTTAATGGGGGTTTAGGTGCGACAGTATATTTATTGAATGGACCCTAGCTTGCTCCGCTCAATGGTTTACTTTTGCTCGCGAACGCGCTAACCCCTGAATTTGCAATTAATTGCACAATCAAGGGGCCTCAATGAGACAAGATGTTGAAAGTGCCGTCCGTAAAGTCGCGGACGAGCACGGCATTGAACAAGCTGCCCTTTTGGCGGTTGTGGACATCGAGAGCGCCGGGAACCCGTTTGAGATCGACGGAACAACTCCCGAGTTTCTTTTCGAGCGCCACATCTTCTACCAGCAGCTCCGGGCAATAGCGCCCGACAAACTTCAGGCGGCGGTTGACCAAGGTCTCGCGCATCCTGATTGGCGTCCTCAATCCCAGTACCGGGACGAGGGCACCAGCGCCATGAAGCTCGCGCTCTTTCAAAAAGCCTGCGCCGTTCACGAGGAGGCCGCGTACCGGTCCTGCTCTTGGGGCGTCGGTCAGACGATGGGCTTCCAATACGCGAAGCTCGGCTTCGATTCGGCCAAAGCCATGGTCGATAAGATGCGGGGCAGCGTCGAAGAGCAGGTGGAGTGCATGGTCGGAGAAATCACGGCCAGCAACCTCCTCGTGCCGCTTCAGAGGCACCTGTGGACGCAGTTCGCAAGGGGCTACAACGGCGCTGGGTACGCGACGAACCGCTACGACAGCAAGCTTGCCTATGCCTACACGGTATGGCGCAACCGCAAGCCGAGCGTACCGGCAGAGCCTGACACGCCGCCCGATCCGAACTACATCGCCCGTCCCGGCAACACCGAGTTCGATCCCAGGCTCGCGCAAGTCCAGTCCAAGCTCAGGAAGCTGGGCTACCCGGTCGGCAATGTGGATGGCTTCAACGGCAAGATCACCTCGGCGGCCATCGCGACCTTCCAGGACACTTATGCTTTAGAAGGCGACCGTGGGTGCTGGTATGCTGCTTACGACAGCGTGCTGGAAAACGCCCAGCCGTTCGTATCGGAAGATCGGGCGTCCATCACGACCGGTCAGATGCAACGGAGAGACCCGATCACGCGCAAGCTCGGCTGGTACGAGCGCGTGCTCGCATTCGTCGGACTCGGCGGGGCATTCACGCAATCCTTGCCTGACACAGCAAACCAGATCGCAGGCTCTGTCGGAGCTTTCAGCGGTCTCGCCCAGGCCGTCGCCGGGCACAAAGTCCTCATCATCACAGTCGGGGCGTTCCTCGCCGCGCTGTGCGTTCGCTGGGTAATTCTCGATCTGACCGGGGCCTACCGGAGATTCGATTACCAAGGCACTGACGTAAGTGTTTCAAACGGAGGGAAGTAACATGCTCGCATACCTTGGAATCGGTACGCTCCTAACGAGTATCGTCGGGGGCATCGCGTCGTTCGCCATCGGCGGCTTTCCGCTCGGGCAAATCATCGTCAACGTCTTTCAGACGGTGCTCACCATTTTCACCGAGTTCGTGAAGATGGTCTTCGACCTCATGAAGACCCCGCAAGGCCGGTGGGTGCTCTTCTTTGCTGCGTGTGCCATCGCTCTGTTGTGGGCGTATTTCCACGTCGAAAACAAAGGTTACGATCAAGGCTACAAGGCCGGGGTCGAGTTCGAAAAACAACACGCGCAAAAATGCCCCGCACCCGCGAAGCAGCGCAGAGGCTGAGGTAAGATATGGCTACGCCACACGTTTTGGCAGCGGGGGATGACGAACCGCTTAGGCGCACTCCAACAGGGGTGAATCGCTCACCCCAAGCAAAGCCCAAACCGGTTCGAGCGAAAAAGTCTCCCGTAAAAAACGGGCAAGATGGCGACTGGTATTTTTCCCACTCGCACGGCGACCATAACAGCATCCGCAGTGACAATCGCAACGACAACCCATCTAAAGCCATGGGTACTTGGCATATCCCGTACATCTTTGCGACGGTCATCTTGCAACTGCTGTTCGTCTTGTTTGCGGCTGGCGTAGCCTACAACCGCATCAGCACGACCGAGCGCGATATTGTCTTCATTCGCGGCGACCTGAAAACCGTTATCGATGGTCTGCACAGAATCGAGTTGACGGGTTCGGAGACGAAATCCTGGGTCGAGATTCTAAAGCTGCAAGCGACACCGCAGCTCAAGGCTCCGGCCCGCTAGAGCTGCCCTCGTTACTCCGTCGAGGTGCAGAAGGGGACGCGCTATCAGGCCCCGGTGCGTCCCCTTTTTTGTGAAGATTGTTGCAATTATTTGCGCTTGGCTGTGCATTTAATCTATGGTTAACCTCTGATCCGCGTTGCTGTCCCCACACAGCGCGGCGGGGCCAAAAAAGCGGGGTGCTTGGCCCCGCATTATCTCTCCAGATTTGCAATTAATTGCACTTGATTTCCAAAGTCATTTTCTTTATGGTGAAGGTTCAGCCACGGAGGGCAATGAATGCTTAAACTCAGCGTAAAATCAGGTCTGCCTTTAATCGCGGTCACGACACGCGACAGGATCAATCTGCCGGAAGTCCTCAAAGAAATCACCGGCAAGACACCTCTCAAGTACGATCCCAAAGGAGAGGTCAAGCCAGAAACGCTCTACTACTATACGAGCGACGTGACCAAGCTTTCGCTTCACTCCGTCTACACGGTCATGGAGAAGGCCAACAGCACGCTTATCCTCGTGAACCCGGTTAGCGTCCGCGAACCGATGTTCGACGCAGGCGAAGTCCCGGTCCCCAAAAAGCTCGTGCTTGCTTTCATGCACTCGATTGTTCAGGACATGAAGAAAGCTTCTGAGCTGTCCCGCGCGCTCGGCGGCTGCACTCTCAAAGAATGCGCAGAGCTGGCTTCCCTTACTATGGCGCGCGAAGGCGGTCTGACAGTCCAAGGATTGGCCGAGACCCGCCGAACGATCTTCCAAGGGTCTGCGGGGCTTAACCACGTCAACACCCGCCAGAACTTCTATATCCCGCCCAAGAAGCTTGCGAACTGGATCGCGACGGAACAGTCCTTCTTTCTCGAATGCCAGGATCACCGCCTTGTGCCGCGCGGGCTTCTCTTCGACGGGCCTCCCGGCACGGGCAAGACGGCGGGCGCAAAGTTTGTGGCCGAGCGCTTCGGCGTGCCCCTCTATCGAGTGGACATCGGCGGCACAAAGAGCAAGTGGATGGGCGCGTCAGAAGCGAACATGCTATCGAACCTTGCGCGCCTGGATCACGAAGAGCCGTGCGTTGCCCTGTTCGATGAAGTCGAGAAGGTCTTTTCGACCAGCGCGCACGACACGTCAGACACCACGCAGACGATGCTCTCACAGCTCCTCTGGTGGCTCGCTGAGCGGCGTTCCCGCGTCCTGGTGATTATGACGACGAACAACGCTTCGGCCCTCCCGAAAGAGCTGTATCGTGATGGGCGCATAGACCAGTCGATGTGGTTCGGCGGGCTTGGCGAGATCGAAGCAATCTCATTCATGCAATCGGTGCTCGACACGTTCAGCATCCAACTTTCAGCAACCGACGTAACCCCAATCCTCAAATCGTCGGTCAAACCAATCGCAGGTAATTCACAGCCCTCGATGTATAGCCAGGCTGCCTTAACGACCGCCTGCTATGCCTATGTGAAATCCTTGAAAAAACAAGCTTGACCTTTTCGGTTTTCAAGGGTGAATTTAATTGCACTACAACAAGGCAACAACGGAGTGTTAGCCAATGACTGAAGCAGCAGAAGTAACACAAGTGAACGAGGAAGCCCCTTCCTACAAAATGATGAACGGGACTTTCAGCGGCAGCAGCTACCTGTGGATTGGCCGGATCGGCAACGTCGCCATCGGCGTTCGCCCCACGAGCATCGCAAACGGGAGAGCCGTAGGCGGCAACAGCGAAGCGACGTGGTTCGGCTTTAAGCTCCGGGCGGCGTTCGGCGGCTCTCTATTCGAAACGACCGAGAGCAACCCTATCGTGCCGTTCAAAGACCTCAAGACGTTCGATAAGCCGGGCGATGCTCTGCCTATCGAATGGGATCGCTCAGACAATACCAGGGCGTCCAAGGACTTTGGTATTCTGCTCCAAGGCAACCAGCACAACAGCATCGAAGTGCTGGTCGCTTCCATGAAGGAAAATCAGATACCGCAACTGGTCACGGAATACCTCGCGGGCTTGATCGGCCATGAAAACCTCGTCGTGCCTTCAAGGGCAATCACGACCTGGCTCTCGGAGACTTACGACCAGACAATTGAAGCCCTGTTTGCCCGCGCCGAAAAGCTTCGCAAGCTCCGCGAAGCGATGGACAAAACGGCTGGGCAGGTGATCTCCATGAAGGACATCGAAAAGCTCGTCCAAGACGCGCCAGAAAGCGACATCAGCTTCGAATAGCTGTTTTTCTGGTACCACCCTACCCGAAAATATTACGCCGTTTGTAGGGGCCTTAGCGGGCCTCTGCGACGGCCTTTTCAAATTCAACGGAGCACCCTTATGGTCAACCTTGTCGAGCGCTGCATGGCAGCCAGCGGTGATGATCTTCCGTCCGCCTTATTCCTTCTCAGACTCTCTTACTGGATGCGCCACACCAAGTTCATTCGGGGTGGAGAATACTGGGCCACACTGCCGACCGAGCGCTGGCTTGAAGAAACAAGGTTGACCCCAAAACAGCACAAGCGGGCCGTTTCGCTTCTAAAAAGAAAGGGCATTATCGAGTCAAAATTGTCTTTTTTCGATGGCCGAAAAATAGCTCTCATGCGCCTTACAGAGCATGGAGTAAAAGTCCTTGCAGGGACTTCAACTGAAAAACCATCGGTCCCTGGAGGGACTTCAACTCAGACACCATCGGTCCCTGTAGGGACTCATACCCCCCTACCATTGGTCCCTGGAGGGACCTGTCATAATATAGAGATATATTATAATGGAGGTATAAAAGAAAAAGGAGATATACAAGAGCCTGGGCCTGATGCTGACGCATCAGTCAAGAATTGCTCGGGTATAGATTTTGGGAAAGAAGTTTCGGAGGGAGAAGCGAAGATGAAGGTTGCCGAAATAGCTAAGGCCATGTCAAAGGCAAAGAGCAAGCCGAAGCCTTGTAATGTTTCCGGTCTCGTTATGCTCTGGAAGGAACTTGTCTCCGAAGTGCATGGTGTAAATTTCGTGATCGTGAACGGTACTCAGAAAGGCCAGCTCAAGCACATCCTGAACCTATGCCCGCCCGATACAGCGCTCACGGTAGTCGAGTGGGCCGTCAGGAACTGGGAGGAGTTTGTTTTCCAGGTCAGTGTGCTCGACAACAAAAAAACGAAATCTGGACTGCCCTCGATTGGATACCTCTTGCAAAATCTCCAGGTTGCGGTTAATTGTGCTCTCACCCCGAAAGCGAAGTCCAAGGTTGTGGAGCATGAGGCTCCCTCTTTACCTTCACCCGAACCCGTGCAATTAATTGCAGAGACGAAACCCAAACCCGTACAGCCGAAACCCGCGACCTACGAAGAGTTTCTGGCGATCTTGAACGGGGATGCCGAGGAGTAGCCCGATGACCGCTGACCCCTATCAGTTCGGCGTCTTGACGCAGGAGACGCACGAGCGGCTGGTCGCCAATCTGTCGGGTTATGCCTTCGATGCTGGCATCCAGCCGCACTGGATTTACCAGCCGCTCCCGAAGTACGTCTCGGGCGCTCTGAAAAATTACCTTCTCAGCTTCCGCAGGCACCATCTTGGCAACATCTCGGGCCTTGTCATTCTCGGCCAGAACGAGAACTGCAACGTCGATAGCATCATGTCGGCCATGTGCGGCGTCTTGGTGCGGAACTTCATCCGCGCCCGCGTGGCGACACTCGGGACCGTCTTGGACATGCTCCCGAAAGGCGAGATGCCGGACCTGTCGTGCCTGCTCATCCCGAATTTCTATCTCACGCAGCCCGAGGGCGGCGGGAAGCTCTCTCCCTGGCAAACCCAGGGGCTTCTCGACTACCTCACCTACCGGTCCTTGCATGGCTTGCAGACGGTCCTTTACGCGACGAGTCTCAAGGGCGTCGGCGAAGACTACGGGGCCGCGTTTCGCCGCCTCATAACCAGCTCTTACCTCAGATACGAAATCTAACCCCGAGGTTAGCCCATGTCGTTAGGCAGGCTATTTTTGTCCGCTGTCATCAACAGCGGTTCGAGCACGGCGCTCATGCAGTACGGCAGGATCGATCACCTGTTCAAAGGAACCGAACAGCCGATCTACGAGTTCGTGCGCGACTTTGCGAAAAAGTACCATGCGCTGCCGACCGGTCCGACCGTCGAGGCCCATACCGGCGAGCCGCTTCTCAGCATCTCTGAGCCGGTCGATTATTACTACGATGGGCTGGTGCGCCGCCACGTCGAGGACACCCTCAAGCTCCGTCTGCAAGAGGTCCAGAACCTCATGAAAGCCGACAAGGTGGACACCGCGAAGCCTTTGCAGGTCTTGGCTGAGACCGTCCGGCAGCTCATGTCCGAGAAGCAGCAGAAATCGGTCGTGGACTTCCGCGAGGCTTACGATCTCGTCATCGGCGATTACTCGTCCAAACTCGGCGACGAAGACGAGCTGGAGGGCCTGGAGCTGGGGTGGCCGTCTCTGGACGCCATGGCTAACGGTCTGGTGAAAGGGGACGTGGTGAGCTTCGTGGGCCGTCCTGCGACGGGCAAGACGTGGATGATGTTGCACGCGGCGCTCCACGGCTGGGCAAAGGCCGGTGTCGATCCCAAGAAATACAAAAACCAGTCCCGCCTGTTTGTCAGCATGGAAATGGGCGTGCTGCCTATAGAGCAGCGCTTGGCCGCGATGTACGCGAAAATCCCGATGGGGTATCTCAAGAAAACGCAGCTCACCTCAGCCGAGGTCGCGCGCCTCAAGAACGGCCTCACCGAGATCAAAGGCTTCGCCCATCCGTTTTGGGTTGTGGACGGCAACCTCACCGCGACCGTCGAAGACATTTGGGCGCTCGCATCGCAGCTCAAACCGGGTGCGATCTTTATCGACGGCGGATACCTCGTCAGGCATCCCCACGAGAACGACCGTTATCGCCGCGTTGCGGAGAACGCCGAATTGATGAAATCGATGCTCGCCCCGCTTTGCCCGGTTGTCGTGAGCTGGCAGTTTGCTCGAAGCGCAGCGAAGAAAAACACGCAGAAGGGCGAGAAGGCCGATCTGAACGACATCGGCTATTCGGACGTGATCGCCCAGGTCAGTTCTCTTGCGATTGGCTTTTTCGAGGACGAGAGTGTGGAAACGATCATTCGCAGACGCGCCGATATTCTCAAAGGCCGTCACGGCGAGACGGGCCGCTTCTATACGAACTGGAATTTCAAGTCTATGGACTTCGCGGAGGCCGTCTCCGAGAATTTGAGCGACCTGCAAATCTGAAATTAATTTCGCTGCAAAGCTTGCAATTAATTGCAACAGGTGTTAGGTTGTTTGCGTGAACCAAGGAGGGTCCAAATGGCAACGCTCGTACTCAAGAAAAAGACAACACGGGTCGCAAGCCCCGTCGAAGGAGTTTCGGTCCTGGCTCAAATGATCGACGCCGCTGGTGCTGCCTCTGAGCAGATCGCCGCGCTCAAAGCCACGATCAAATCCGCTTCCGAAAAGCTGAAAGCGGTCTCGAAGCCGATTGACGAGCTGCAAGCCTACATCGATCAAATGCCGCTGGACGCCGACAAGACGCTGGTCGAACTCGGTTCCAAGTACATGGTCACGGCGGGCGTGAAGGCGAAGGCGCGGTCTATCACCGACCTTGCCCTCGTTCGCACTCTTCTCGGTGAAGAGACGTTCATGGCGCTCGCGACCGTCAAGCTCGGCGACCTCGACAAGTACCTTACACCCGTGCAGCTCGACAAGGTCCTCAAGATCGACCGCACGACTCGCAGTCTCAAGCTCACTCGTCGGCCATCCTGATGCTTAAGGGAGTCGCGATATACACCGATGGCGGCCGCTCTGGCGATCCCTGGAACGAACACTGCGACCACCTCTGCAGTGCCGCTATCGAGTCCGTGCTTTACGACAGGAGCTTCGCATGATCCGCAATTTGAAATTAGTTGCACTCAAAGACCTGGCTTCCTTCGAAGTCGAAGTGCCCGAAGCGGTGCGCAAGCATATCGCACTCATTCAGAGCGTTGCGGCGAGCGCCAATCTCGGCGGCCGCTTTCTGTCTCTGGGTGAAATGCTGGGGATCAACGAAGCAGCCTTCCAGATCGAGGAGTGGCTGCGCGAACAGAGCTTAGAGCACAGCAATCGTGCTCTCGGGTCGGAGACCGGTGCGCGTCACGGTTTTCGTCATCACCAACGGCGCGCAATGTTCCGTAGGGAAATAGGAGTCATTATGGGTGCTCAATTCTCTGATCTCGCCAATGAAGTCCACAGCATGACCGACGCGGTTAACGCCGCGCTGACCGTGTTCCAGGGCATTCAGGACAGCCTCAAATCTATCCAGGCTGCCCCGACATCGGCAGATATTCAGGCTCTTATCGACGAGCTTGAATCGGACAAACAGGCACTGGCAAACGGTATCGTGGCGAACACGCCAGAGGCACCGGCTGCTGCCAGCCCGTCGAGCACGGGTACGTCTTCGTCTGCTGCGCAACCCGCACAGACGGCGGCACCAGCTACGGCTGATCCGAACGCTTCGGCAGCGTCGGCTGCGACGGCAACCCCGTCCGCATCGGCAACCCCGTCCGCATCGGCAACCCCGGCAGCGGCGTAGCGCGACGACCTTTAGTTGTTGCGTTTGTTGCGCAGTGTCATGCGGCCCCGTCCGGTTTCGCGTCGGGGCCGTTCCTTTTCTGGAATCAGCTTATGAACCTCGACGCCCTCAGAAAGCTGTTGACTCTGATCGAGTCCAAGCCCCCGATTGCTCAGTCTCGCGCAGGATGGCTCATCGCGCCGTGCCCTTTGCGCTTCTGGAGGCACGACAACGGCACGGACAAAAACCCTTCTTTTGCGGTCAAGAAGGAAAGCGGCGACGCATTCACGCACTGTTTCTCGTGCAACTGGAGCGGAAGCCTGTCGGCCTTGGCTTACGAAATCAGGCACAACAACAAGCAGTCCCCGGCGCTCGACATCGACTGGGCTGAATACTCGGCACTGCTGGACGAGCTGAGCGTTTCGGAGTTTGTCGATCTCACCGCCTGGGGGTCAGTGGAGGACGTTTACGCGAACAAGGTTCAATCGAGGGAGTTCCCGCAGTGGTGGCTCGACAGCTTCCCTGCGTGGAGCGAAGTCCCGTTCGCGCGCGACTACCTCAAGAAGCGCGGCGTCACAGACACCGTGGCTGCACTTCTAGACATTCGGGCCGACACGCACCAGCGCCGGGTATGCTTTCCTGTTAGAGACTTTAACGGACGGCTCATGGGCCTGCACGGTCGCGCCGTCGATCCCGGCGTGGAACCTCGTTATCGCATGTATCTCCAGGGCGGCAAGAACAACCCAATCGTATGGCTCGGGGAGAGCTGGGTTCACACGCACAAGCCCGTTGTCGTGGTGGAGGGTCCGATGGACTTGGCGTCGGTCATGCGGGTCTACAGGAACGTGGTCAGCCCTCTGTTCGCAAGCCCAGGCGCTGAGAAAATCAAGCGCATGTTGCTGGCAACCGAGATGGTGATCTTCTTTGACCGTGGCAAAGGCGGGGATGCGGGCCGCGCTGCCTTCAAGAAGACGCTGAGCAAGAGCAACGTCCTTACGTTTCCAGAGGTGCCGCCCCACCGGAAAGACCCTGGCGAGATGACCGTTGACGAGCTGAAAGAAGCGCTCGCGCCCTACGTCACTTTCGATCAGGAAATCTGAAATTAATTGCAAAAATTCATTGACTTTGACCCGGCTTAGAAGCATCTTAAGCTTTGCCGACTCCGAGAAGTCGAATGGTCAAAGCAGGAAAAAGCGAGACGAGAATGGCACTGAAATTCGTAAAGAAAGCAGCAGCGGACGCTGGGGTCACCCAAGCTCCGGCAACGCAAGCTCAGACCCCCCAATCCGACACTCCCCCCGTTTCACAGAAGAAAGCTCCTTCCTCATCCCAGTCGAACTGGATAAAGAAGGGCGCAGCCGCCAAGGAAGCCCTGGCTGCCGAGGAAGTGGCCGCAGAGCTTCGGAAAGCCGACGCCGGTCGCCTGTACCGGTTCCGCATGAACGAAGGCGACGAGCGCCGCATCACGTTTCTGGACGGCTCTCTTGACGGGGACGGAATGCTCGACATTTCCATGTACCGCGAGCACATGATCCGGCTGAACGGCTCCTGGCAAAACTTCGTATGCACGGCGGAAGCCGATCAAACCCAGCCCTGCCCGATATGCGACTCTGGCGACCGGCCATCTCTCGTCGGCGCTATGACGGTCATCGATCACACACCTTACACGGTGAAGAGCGGTGTCAACGCGGGCAAGACGATCTCCAACACGCGGAAGCTCTTTCTCGTCAAACCGCAAACGCTCAAGCAGCTCACGACGCTCGCCAAGAAACGCGGTGGCCTCGCTGGCTGTACGTTCGACGTGTCTCGTGTCGGCGACACCTCGGCTTCGGTGGGCAACCAGTTCGACTTTGTGGAGAAGATCACTTCCCGGCAAGCCATCGCGGAGAAGTACGGTCTCAAGCCGGAAGACGTTATCCCGGCTGCCTACGACGCTGAGATCAAATACTTCTCGCCCCAGGAGCTTATCGCTCTCGGCGTGGGCAAGGCCACAAAGTCTCTCACATCGGCGGCGGCTTCTGCCAGCGTTTCCGACGAGTTGTAATTTGCAATTAATTGCAGAGTAGCTTTCATCGGGTCTACCCCACCCCCGGACCCGATGGAAAGGCAGAGACGGAGCGCTCCCATGTCGCCAACCCAAGCCCCGTCTCTGCCACCCCTTTCCTGGAGCGAGCGATGCCGACCCTTGCCGAGCTTGTACGCAGTGACCCGCCTTTATGGACAGCGGGCGCAGCCGTTTACCCTTGGAAAGCGCATCTCGAACAGCGCTATGTCTTCACTTCGCGCTTTGGCGACGAAGTTCTTTTGCATCGCGTCGAAGGCCCGTTCATACACCTTCCTCGCGCGCTCTGCCCTGTCGGCCCGGATGATCGGCGCGATGACGGCGAGCACGTAGTATTCGAGAAATGCCCGACGCCGCGCGATTATCAAGCAGACCTGTTCAAGCAGGTGGCGAACGCCATGGCTTCAAAAGCCAACGGCGTAATCGTGGCGTTCACGGGGTTCGGCAAGACCGTTGTCGGCTATTACGCTGCCTACCTGCTCCAGCGCAAAACCCTCGTCATTACGACAAAGGACGACATCTACAAGCAATGGATCGAGGGGGCGCAGCTATTTCTCGGCCTCGCCCCGCATGAAGTGGGCGAAATACGCGGCGACAAGTGCGAAGTCATCGGGACCAAGTTCGTCGTCGCCATGATCCACAGCCTCAGCAAAGACGACAAGTACCCCGACTGGATTACCAAAGACTTCGGTTTGGTCATCTTTGACGAGTGCCACCGGCTGCCGGCAGAGCAGTTCTCGACCGTCGCCGACCGGTTTCCCGCCAAAGTGCGGCTCGGCCTGTCCGCGACCCCCACGCGCTCTGACGGCAAGGAACAGCTCCTGTTCGCGCATATCGGGCCGATCATTGCGTCCACGAGCACGCAGCTCATGGTGCCCAAGGTGCTGAGGTTTCGCACCGGCTGGCAGTGCCCGCGCGTCTACGTGACGGACAAAGAGACCGGTGAGCGCAAACTCACAATACTCCCTCACGATGCGGGCCGGACCACTCGTGTCGAGAAGTCCCTCGCTGCCGATCCCGACAGAAACAAGCTTATCGCAAAACTCATTTCCGAGGCTCACTCCAAAGGCCGCAAGCTCGTCCTGTTCTCCACTCTTCACGATCACCTGAACGCCGTTCAGCGCCTTTGCATCAAAGAGCACAAGATCAGCGGCAAAGAGATCGGGTTCTATGTCGGCGCAACCACGCGCGCTGAGAAAGAACGCCGCGACAAGGAGAAGGAAAAGCCGGTCATTCTCACCACGTATGCCATGTGCAGCGAGGGCACGTCGATTGACACCCTCGACACCTGCATCATCGGCATTCCCCGCGCGAACGTCGAACAGGCGATTGGCCGCATAAGAAGAGTTGTAGAAAATAAAAAGCAGCCTGTAGTCATGGACCTTATTGACGCAGACTCCCCAATACTATTAAATTACGCCAACGCAAGGCTTAAGTTTTATGATAAGATAGGCTGCGAAGTTAAGGACATGAACTCTTAGCAAGGAGGCGAAGATGCCAGTAAAGCTCACAAAGAAATCACCTGCAATTGCGACCTTGACGAAAGAGACTTCGAACAAGGGCGTTGTTGTACTGGAAAACACCGATCAAGAGTTCGTGGATGTTCCCGATAAAGTCGCTCCTTCTCAGAAAGGGCACTCTGGCCCCTGGTGTGAGGTCGGCGTCGAGGCGAGCTATACGCACAATCTTGGCAACTACCAGTCGGCGCGCTACGGCATCAGCCTGAAGGTCCCTTGCATCATCGGAGAGGTCAACAAGGTCTTCGAGTTTACGAAGGCTTGGGTTGAAGAGCGGATGCAGTCCGCCATCGAAGAATTGCAGGAAGGCTCGGCTTAGGCTGCCGCTTTGCAATTAATTGCAAATTCTCCTACGATAAGGCACCATCGCAATGGTCACGATTAAAAAGGTCACGAAGACCTCGGTCTCGGTCGGCTCTCTGCTCAAGCAATTTCAAAAGGACATGGGGGACGAGATTGGTTCGTTTGGGAATAAGCCGGTCAACGCTGATCGCATACCCACTGGTCTGTTCGAGCTTGATCTTGCTATCGGTGGCGGTTTTCCTCGCGGAAAAGTGGCGACGATCTACGGTCCTGAAAGCAGCAACAAGACAAACATTGCGCTGCTGCTCGTGGCTAATCATCAGAAACTGTGGCCGGACCTGACTTGCGTGTTCGTTGACCTCGAAAACGAATACAACAGCGAGTGGGCCAAAAAGCTCGGCGTGAACCTCGACAAGATGGTTTTGCTGCGTCCGTCCTATGGCGAGCAGGCGGTCGATCTGATTGAGGCAATGCTTCTCGCAGATGATGTGGGCCTTGTGGTTCTCGACAGTCTGGCAGCCCTCGTGGGCACCGCAGAACTTGCGAAGAGTGCTGACGGAGAAGTCATTGCGGGCGCGGCCAAGGTCATAAGCAAACTGTACCGCAAGAGCATTGCGGCCATGACCGAAGCAGACAAGCGCGGCAACTGTCCGACGCTTATCTACGTGAACCAGATCACCTACAAGATCGGCGTCATGTTCGGCAACCCGGAGACGACACCGGGCGGCAAGAAGCCCTGGTATCAGTCGGCGCTCATGCTTCGCGTCCACGGTAACAACATAATCGACAAGTCCGTTTCCCAGGTCATGCCTGTGCGCAAGGAAGTCACCTTCCTCGTTCGCAAGCACAAGTTCCCGATCCTTGCCACCTCGGGCAAGTTTGAAATGGTCACGCACCCTCACGCTGGCCTTGAGATCGGACAGACAGACGATGCCAAAGCGATCAAGACGTTCCTGACCTCACTTGGTCAATTCAACAAAGGCGATAAGGACGGCTGGGTTATCTTCGGCGACTCCTACAAGACGCAGGGTGAGTGGAAGTCCCGCCTTGTCTGTGACCCCGCCTACGGCTTCAAAGTTCGCCAGTACATTATCAAGACCATGCTGGAAACGGGCGAGCTGATCGAAGGCGACAGCGATGAAAAGTAACCCCTACCTCGAACGAAAAGCCAGAGCGGGTATAGGGGCTGCTGGGCGTGCCTCGGAACATCGCCTTGCCAAGTCCCTCAAGGGCCGCCAGCGGCCAGCCTCGGGGGCTGTGGAGGGCGCTAAAGGCGACATAGCCGTGGGCGACTTCCTTGTCGAAGCCAAGAGCACGCACATGAACAGCATCGCGCTGAATCGGGACTGGCTTCTCAAGATTGCTGCTGAGGCGCGCTCCGAAAACAAGACCCCAGCTTTGGCGATCTCATTCACGACAGAGAACGGCTCGCCGATCTTGGACGGCGACTGGGTTTGCATTCGAATGGTGGATTTCAGAAACATGGGTGGAGTTTAAGATGAAAGAGGCAAGGCTGCGGGCGGCTGTTCAGGTCGCGGAAGTGAAAGTCAAGGTCGGCGACAAGTTCTTCGACCCTGTAGACGGCGTGTGGTGGGTGATTCTCGGTTTCCGACCGTGCGATCCCGAATGGTGCGCCGTCGATGGGCCTGACGTTCACTGCAAGCCCCTGTCCCAGCTTCCAAAGTCTTCGATCTGGCACGTATATCGCGAGAAGGACGGTACAGCGTATTGGACCGCTCACGGCGTTGCTTGGACTTTAGCGAAAGGTGCGGCCCGTGGTCGTTTTCATCAAAAAAGCCAGTGAGCTTAAGCCCAAGCAGACGGCTAAAACCCTCCTGCACAATCACCTTTCTGGCTTTGATCCGGCCCGGTCAATGAAGACCGTACACGCTTCAGAGCTGACCAAGGCAGACGGCTTCTGTCCTCGCGCCTACGCACTCCACGACGTGACAAAAATCAAGCCCAAGGATCGCTGGCTCAGCACCTCTGAGGCCGTCACGTTTCAGATGGGCCGCGATCTCGAACGCAATGTCGTGTCATGGTTCGGCGACATGGGCCGCGCAGTTTGCCATTGGCGCTGCATCGTTTGCGGTACTACGCATCTATTCCAGCTTCGGCCCGCCAAATGCTCCAAGTGTGGAGACCTATGGACTTCCCGGTTCGAACCAAAAGAGGTTCGCCTTGAAAGCGCCGTCACTGGCGCGTCCTGCGGTATCGATATGCTGCTCGCCTTGGGCGGTTCCAAGCTCGTACCATATGAGCTGAAAACCATCGATAAAGACGAGTTCAAGTCTTTGCTGGCACCGCTCGGCGAACACCGCGAGCGCACTTCTCTTTACCTCAGAATCATCGCGGAGTCCGATACTCCGTGGGCCGCTCAAATCGACACAAGTCGAGCCTACATCCTTTACGTTTCGAAAGGCGGCTATGGGTGCCTAGACTCTGGTTTGAAGTCTTCGGGCATCAATGAGAAGTACAGCCCCTTCAAGGAGTTTGAGGTCATTCGAAACGATGCTCTGACAGAAGAATACGCGAGCGCTGCGAAGGTCGTAAAGGATTTCCGTGACGGCAAGATCGGGATGCCGAAAGGCATCTGTTCGACGGCTCTCGGTAAGCGGGCGCAGAACTGTCCGTTCAAAGTGCCCTGTTTTGACGGCAGCTATCCACCAGGCCAGTTTCATGAAGCTCAATAGGAAGCCTCTCTTATCGCTCGGGATCGATCCATCTCCGAACGCGACCGGCGTTGTCATACTCAGAGAGAACGGCACACCTAAGCCCGATCTTTTTTTCCATTGGGAGATCGGCACGAAGAACATGGAAGGTATGGCGCGCATCCGGCATATCGTCACGAAGCTGATGATTACGATCCATAACCACAAGCCCGACAGGATCGTGATCGAGGGGTACAGCCTCAATCTCAAGAACGCGAGCAGCGTGATCCCGTTGGTCGAGCTTGGCGGGCTTATCCGGTTCATGCTGCACCTGGACGGCTTCAAATGGTACGAGCCTCGGGCGACCGAGTTGAAAATGTTCGCGACCGGTAAGGGCAATGCCCCAAAGGAACAGGTAATGCTTTCAGTATTCAAGCGATGGGGGTACGAGGCCGCGACAAACAACCTTGCTGACGCTTACACTCTCGCTGCAATGGGCCTTGCTCAGTCAAACCGGCTACCGGGCGTCACCCTCGATATGCGAAAGATCGCGGGCGCTATGTCTTTAAGGCGCAATTAATTTCGTTTCTCTATTGCAATTAATTGCACAAAGGGCTAATGTAACGCTCAAGCCAAGAGGGCGAACCGCACAACTCCACTCCAAATCCAATCATGAAGGGGCCATTTCATGACCGCAAACTCTTTGTCCTTACTCAAAGGGGACAGCGAAACTGTCACTGACGAGATCGCAGACAACATCAATCAGGTCGCCGACACCGGCGAGGAAAACGTCGAGGTTGACGTTGACGGCATGTCGTCAGCCGAGCTGGACGCACTTGTCTCCGAACACGAGATCGAGACGCCCGCCGAATGGGGCGGATGGGACGCAGAAGGCAAGCGCGAGTGGTTGAAATCTCAGTTCGAGGCTCAGGCAGAACCCGAGCCAGAACCGGCCCCGGCACCTGCGCCTGCTACGGTCGAAGCAAAGGCCAAAGACACGAAAAAGAAAAAGGGTCAACCCGCCGCTAGCGCCGAGATCGCTACCGACGCGGGAGCCAAGGAGGCGGCTGAGATCGACCCGGCTGCGGCCCCGGCTGGTCCAGCCAAGAAAAAGGGCAAAGCCGTCGATAAGGCACCGAAGACGGGTGAGATCGTTACACCCGGCGACGATCCGCTTTTCGAGCTGGTTCACGAGATCGAAAACATCAAGGAGCAGGAAGCTCGCGCTCTCGTCGGCAAGCTCGCTGAGCAAAGCGAAATCACCTTCTTTCGGCTCGGCGGCGTCCTTTCCGTCATCCAGGCCAACAGTTGGTTTTCTCCCTACGCATCCTTCAAGGATTACGTCGAGAAGGAGCACGGCCTGCATTACCGCAAGGCCAGCTACTGGGTTTCGATCTACAACGGCCTCGTGGAGAGCAAGGTGCCATGGGAGAAGGTGAAGCACTTGGGCTGGACAAAGCTCAAGGAGCTGGTCCCGGTGCTCACAGCTTCCAACGTCGATGAATGGGTCGCTATTGCCGAGAAGAGCAACACCATCTCGCTTATCGACGCGGTGAAGGCGAGCGTCAAGAAAGACGCTCCGAAGGCAATCGAGGACCAGTCGTCCACGACCGTCACTACCAAGACCTTCAAAATCCACGACGACCAGAAGGCTACTATCGAGGCGGCTATCGCGAAGGCCAAACAGCAATCCGGCACCACCTATGACACGGTGGCTCTGGAGTACATTTGCAGCGACTTCTTGAGCGGCCAAACCATCGAGCAGCGCCTCAAGACTATGGGCATCGAGAAGGCGCTTGCGGCCGTCGAGGCGGCGTTCCCGAACGCCAAGATCGAAGTCGAGATTGCCGAGGAGTAAAGCGGGGGCCTGACCTCGGCGAAAGCCCCTCCAGTCGTGGCCGAAATCAGACTGGGGGGGCTTTTCTATTTTCAATCGAAAGAAGAGGAACAGATCATGAGAGTCGCTATCGAACTGCTACCCGCGCAGAAGTCCAAAATTACCCAAGAGGAAATTCAGTTCGCCCTCGATAAGATAAAACACGCTCTGGCCGAAAGGTTTCCGCACGGCATAGTGGACGGGATCGAACCTGGACGCCGGCTCTTTTTCAATGTCAGCGCTGCTGATTCCGACGATAAGCTCGGAGTGGCCGTTTATCTGCTGAATAGCTAGAAAATTAGTGCAATTAATTGCAATTCTGACTTTACGGCAAGTCTCGAAATTGCTAGGTTTAACCATCAACTGAGACGTGCCAAGGACGGACTCATGCAATCTAAAACCGACAAGCTTCTGCAAATGCTCCGGTCAGGCGACGACCGGGGCGCGCTGCGCTTAGCCAAGACGTTTCGCCTCGGCCTTACCGACGACCAACGCGCGGCCATCAAGCGTGCTCACGAGTGTTACGAAAACGGTCACTTCTACGCTCAGCTCGGGCGCGATCCCGGCGCCCTTCGAGCGCGCGGCTTGGAAGTCCTTCGCGAAGTCTACGGAGCGCGCTTATAGCGGACGCCGTTTCCGTTTAGAAACTCCACACCCTGTTCTTCGAAGAAAGCCTTGAGCACCTTTTGAGTGGCGGTGTTCGGCTTTCTCTTGTTTTGGTCGTTTTCCAAACGGATGATAGCCGGCGCTGATATTTCGGTGAGATTGGCGACTTCCGCGACTGTCATTTGCAGCGCGGCTCGGGCAAGTCGGCACTGTAGCCCCGTCAAGATCATCGCCGTGAGCGTAGCAAAAATATAAGGTGTTGGATTGCCGAAATTCATTATCGGTGATAACGTCTATTATGGTTAATAACGTGTAGAGTTCCTTTATGTCCTCACCAGAGAAATTGACCAAAGCCCTTCGTTCTATGAAAGACGCCATCAGCCACCTCCACTTAGCACGCGGCAACTTGGACGAAGTTCCGACGATAGCCGACAGGATTGATCGCATCATCGAGGAGCTGACTAACGAACTAAGTTACCTCAGAGTGCTGGTCGACGACGAAAAGAGACCTCGGCGCTGAGACAATAACCGGGCGTTCGCGCCCATTTTTTCTCGAAGAAAATTGCAATTAATTGCACTTCGGAGTTTACAGGAAAGGCTCGTTATGCAAGTATTAATCGTGGACAGGAAAGTCCAACCAAATAACCGGCAAGGAGGCCACGATGTCTACAGCAATTCAAACCGAAAAGATGATCTACGAAAAAGAGTCCACCGCCAAAATGTTGCTTGCGAAACTCGCCAAACGCTATACCGACCGCAAGTATCACATCGTTTCTGTTACGGGCGGCTGGCAGATTGTACAGGTCCAAGTTATCCCGGCGTTCATGCCAGCGCCGCTTCCGAAGCCGGTCAAGAAAGCCCGCGCGATGAAGATCGAGGAGATCGTGGCAGGCTCAGACGACCTTTTCGTGCTCACCCTCGATTATGCGCGCGAGACGGCGGCGTGGCTCTTCTTCAAAAACGCGACGTTACCCTGGATCAAGAAGAGCCATCTTGTCGGTTCGCAGCTCGACCCGGCCACGAAAAAAATCACGATCCGCATGAGCCATGCAAAGGCAGCTCAGCTCGGACTCACGAAGCTCGCTCTGGCTGCTTGACTTCGGTCAACGCAGCTAAACCCCACCCTGGTAAAATTGATTGCCTAAAAAGCAGGCAATTGATGTTTCGCTGTAACACTGGCTTGTTTTATGCTAAAGTAATAGCAGGTTTTTCAATGCCGGGGCGTTATAAGGGACGCCCCCTTAATACCGCTGCAATCTGTTTATAGTCGAACAGTGGTAAGGGGACAGCAACACCGGAGCCAGGAGGGCTGGGTATGGAGTTAGAGCGCTCTAGCAGAGCCACACGTCGCCAAAAAGCAGACCCGCAGCATATATACGATAATGCCATGTCCTTGGCGAAGTCGTTTGACGAATCGTTTGTTGAACTGGGCGCAACGCTTAGGCAGCTTCAAGACACAGACTCCGACCGATACCGAGACTTCATCAAAGCCTCGGGGATCGGAGAGCGTAAAGCCTACTACCTGATTGCCATCGACAAGACATTCAAGGATTTGAAAGTACCGAAGAAGCTTCTCATTGGCATCGGGTGGACGAAGCTCATCATCATAGAGCCTCACGTTAATAAAGATAATTGGAAAGACCTGTTCGACTTCGCGGCGAAGCACACCGCAGCCGAGCTGAAAGCTTACGTGAAAGGCGAGAACACAGACGCCAACGCTCGCTCTGTGCTGCTGTACTTCACGCCGGTCGAGTATGAGACCCTTATGTCTGCGCTGCTCCAACATGGAGCGCACAAAGCGCGGCGCGGCGTCCAGAACAAAGAACGCGCGCTCATGAAGTTAATCGAAGTTGCAAAACCTAAGCAGCCTGCTTAGCTGCAACTAATTTCTTCTATACCGAGACGACCTTGAGGGCCGAGTTCTTTAGGGCAATCCCGATATAGAATCCTCTCTTGGACTTCTCAGCATAGTCCACGGCCAAATCCTTTTTCATCGTTGTGCCAAACACGGTAAGGCTGACCGGGTTCTCCGACCGGCCTGTGCACCATTGCACGTAGGCATCGTATGCCTCACTGACGCGGATTCCGTGCCCGTCTTTCTTCAGTGTCTGCTCTGAGAACCAGGTCTGGATGTCACCGCTCCCGACCGGCTTAGACTTTGTGGATTTCCGAGTCTTGGGGGCCGGGGCAGCAGTGGTCGCGGCCTTGGGCCTGCCACCCTTACTGAGCTTGGGTTGCGGCATAGGCGGCAGGCGCGGCTCGGCCATCGCCTCTACCCACGTCACCGGGCCGAACAGAGCAAGCAGCTCCACGACGATTGCAAGCCACGTCGGCCAGTTCTCGTGAACCCATTCTTCGGACACGTTCAAGAGAGACGCGATCCTCGCGGCTGCCGCGTCTACGTGCTTAGGAAGCGGTCCCAGGTTTTCCATTTCCCTCTCGGCGGATTCGATCTCCCGGTCCAGCTTATCCGCTCTCTCCGTCAATTCGAGCTGCGCCGTAAGTCGGCTAAACTCCGCGAGAGCAGCTTTGAACTCGGCTTCTCTTTGGTCGCATTTCGGCGAGGCTTTTGCGGCCCACCGGCACTCCGCGTCACGCGCCGTCTCGGCAGATTTCATGGCGTCCTTCGCGGCGCTCACCATCGCGGGACTTGTGTACGGGACTTGGGGCGGGACTTGCAGCGGGACTTGTACTCCCGCACCCTGCGGGACTTGGGGCGGGACTTGGGGCGGGAGTTGCTGCGGGACTTGTACTCCCGCACCCTGCGGGACTTGGGGCGGGACTTGGGGCGGGAGTTGCTGCGGGAGTTCGCTGCGGGACTTGCGCAGTTTCTCAATGCGGGACTTAAGTGCCGCAGCTCTCACAAGTGCCGTCGAAGTGCCGCTCGTGACAGACTCCCGCACATGGCTCGCAACCTCTATTGCATTGAACAAATTCAAAGAGAAAAGCGCGATCCCAAGTGCGAGGCACGCCAGTTTGAGCACGGTAGTTTTGCCCTTCGAAACACCGAGCGGGACTGCCGCCATAGTGGCAACTGCCGCAGCCTGCAAAACCACAACTCCCGCAGCGCTCGCATCCAAAGTCCCGCCCTGAAGTGCCGCCCCTATTCGCGGCCATATGTTCATGATCGCGGAAGGCGCGATGCACAGGAGGACAGTGAGGTTGCGGAGGTGGTGCGCCATCGGTGCTAATCGCGTCTCTCGTCTGTTCGTCAGAGGATCAGAAAATCAGACGATCCTAAGATCAGGTGATCCTGAGATCAGACCCTCGCAGGATCAGATAATCGATAAATTCCAGGATCAGAGGATTGTCTGTTTCCTTTGTGATAGAATCCATTGATTCACTGGTTGATTGCTCTCGAAATCGATGATATAGCTTTCCGCAATTAATTGCAAACAGGGCACGGAGGCCCCCATGAAAATAGTCGCATTCGGTCAGCAAAAAGGGGGCGTCGGCAAAAGCTCGGCTGCAATTAACTGCGCCTGTCAGGCGGTCGCGCACCAGCAGAAAGCGGCCATCATAGATATGGACGATGAGCAAGGCACAACGCTCAAATGGCGCAAGCGGCGCGGCAAGGACTCGCCTGCCGTGATGGCCGGAAACGCGGTCAATCTTCAGACGACTCTCGAACGCTTGCGGCGGGAAGGCTACCACTGGGCTTTCTTGGACCTGCCCGGCAGAAACGCACCTGTGGCGAGCGCGGGCCTCATTGCCTCGCACCTTATCCTTGTTCCCTGCCGCCCGCTCGATGTTGACCTCGAAGCCAGTGTCGAGACCGTCAAAGCGGCCAAAGGCGCGCGCAAGCGTTACAGCTACCTCATGAACATATCGACCCCGCAGCGTCAGCGCGCGAACCACGTCATCGAATATCTGACCGGCAAGGGGCATCCCGTTTGTCCGGCAGTTATCGTCCAGAGAATCATCGTTCCTGATGCCATTGCCAGAGGCCAGGGCGTTGGGGAGACCAATCCGGGAAGCGAAAGCGATCTGGAGTTCAAAGCTCTTTATGAATGGCTCAAAGCGGAGATCACATTATGAGCAAGAAGGCTCTCGTAAATCCAGACCTGGATGACGCCCTGGGCGGCGGCGTCGAAGTTCAGCCGATCATCCCCCGTCGTCGCGTCAGAACGACCGGGCGCACGAACCTCACCTATTACACTCGGGTAGACATGCACCTGAAACTTCGGCGGCTGGCAGCCGATCACAACACCAGTATGCAGCAGCTCGTGGACGAGGCTGTCGGGATGCTGTTCGCTAAATACGGTCTCGGTCAGTATCAACCTTGGAAGTCGCAGAAGACGCAGCCGTGAGAAAGCCGAAACCCACCTTCTTCAGTCCTCCAACGGAAGAGACGAAGATCGAGCGCGGCAAGCGCGTTAGAGGTGCCTACTTTTTTCTATATCAACCGGGGTCCGAGCCGCTGAAGCTCGAATACCAAAGCATCGAAGAGGCCGACGTATCGCTGTTCCAGTTCTCAGGCATCGATGGCTGCCACTTCGTTCCAAGCGCGGACCTCTTTTGGGACATCGTCGCCGCCGTCGAAAGCGTGAAACAAGAAGAATAAGGATTTTAACCTTTAGCCGAGCAGAATCGGTTAACTCGTACCCAGGGGGAGGATGACTCTAGGTCTTGGAAAACGAGGTCGAGCCGCTGTCGAAATAGCCGGGCGGCGCGCAGCAAATGTCTTGCAATTAATTGCATAGACTGCTAGGCTTAAGACTTACCAGAAAGGTCACGGAGATAGTCGAGAACTGGCCGACTGACCTTACATCCCAGGATCAACTATAAAATCCCAACAACAGGGGGCCTCTATGCCATCTAAGACCAAGCCGGTTTCCAACAAATCCAGCCGTGGATTTGCTTCCATGTCCAAAGATAAACAGCGCGAGATCGCCAGCATGGGCGGCAAATCGGTGCCCAACGAGCGGCGGTCTTTCAGCCAGGATCGCAAACTCGCAGCCGACGCCGGTCGCAAAGGCGGTTCGAACGTCGCCGACGAAAATCGCAGCTTTTCGCGCAACCGCGACCTCGCTTCCAAGGCGGGCCGTAAAGGCGGACAGGCCAGCCGCGGCGGGCGTTCTCGCGCTGCCGAGTAAGCCTCTCGCAGATTGCAATTAACTGCACGCGCCAGCACAAGCTAAGGAGGGCTTAAATGGCAAGGCCAACTGCACAGAAGATCGCTTCAGACGCGCCGCACAAAGAGTACGTAAAGCTGTTCTTGTCTCACGTCACGAGCATCTCGCGCCTCGAAGGCTGGTCCGACTACGAGGCTTTTGTTCGCTGGCTGGAGGCTGGCGCGTGCGCCCTTCGCAACCCGGTTCTGACCGCTATTGGCGACCAAGCGCGCTGGGACGCGAACGAAGAGCGCTATATGGCGATTGTCAAGCAGTGCCGTTACCCAAAAGAGACTATGACAGAAATGTCTCGTATGCTGGCTGTGGCGCAGTTATCGTTGCTGCATTCGCCGAGTGATTTCATCGGACCGGTGTTCAGCGAGATCGCCGCCAGTTCGCATATGGGCCAGTTCTTTACACCTTCCAGCGTAACCCAGCGCATGGCGAAAATGACCTTGCACGATGCCTGGGGTATGCTTGCGAAGTGCTATACAGAGCAGGGCCGCTCCTATCTTCGCTTGAGCGATCCGGCTTGCGGCGTCGGCGGCATGGTGCTCGCCTCTAACATCGAGCTGAAGAGCCAGGGTTTTGACGTTGGCGCGGACGTTCACTGGGTCTTGCAGGATGTGGACTGGCGCGCGGTGTGCGGAGCCTACATCCAGTGCTGCCTCACCGATGCTTCAGCCGAAATCATCCACGGCGACCCTCTAAGGCTCGAACAGCGCGACGTTCTTATTACGCCGATGGCCGTCCGCTATCCGAAGTACGAACCAAAGCCGACCGCGAAGCTTCTTCTTAACGAAAAGCTCATTGAAGCGGCTTAGACTCTGCAATTAACTGCAAAATAGGAGAGACTTTCATGGTGTATCGTGATGGTGAAAGGCAATCGTACCTAAACGCCCTCAAACGGGCGCGCTGGGCCGAAGCCGTTGTGTCAACAATAATTGTGGGCGCAGCCTGCATACTATTCGCCACGCTCGTCGCCGAGAGCGTCACACGCGCTTTCGACGCCGTTTCCAAAGCCTGCGTCCACTAAATCGAGTTGCGAGTCGTATGATGTACCAGTGGTTTCTTATCGCGTCGGGCGTAGTTCTTGCAGTCGTATCTCAGACTGTCGAGATAGCACCGGTCTGCGGTTTTCTAAAGTTCTAGCGTTGCAATTAACTGCACCACGGAGGGATGCAATGTCGCGCAAAAATATCGAACCGCCGTTCACTGAAAAGGTTGGAGACGCACTTGTCACCACGCACCCGGCCTTTGGGCAAATTCAGGTCAACCGTGTCAACGGGGTGAAGTCCCTCTATGGCAGCGACTTTCGGCACAACGGTTTCATGGAAATCACGGTGCGCACGAGTACGCTGAACCGGTCGCTTTCCAATGACTGGCACTTTGGGCAAGACCTGATACTCGCTGTTGCCTTGTCCGAGAGTCAGTGGGCGGCTTTCGTCAGCTCCCCGAATGTGGGCACGGGCGTCCCATGCACAATTCAGTTTCGAGACGGCAAGTCCGTACCCGGTTTGCCCGATCCCGAGAGCCGCGTCGAACAGTTCAAGATGGAAGCGAGCGAAAAGCTCGAATCAGTTCTTTCCGAGCTGCGTACGCTTCTCGCCGACATCGACACGATGGGCCTATCGAAATTCAGAGCCGCGACTATGAAGGCTCGCGTCACGCGCGCCATCATGCAGCTCAGCAGCAATCTGCCGTTTGTAGGCAAGTCCTTTGGCGAGTACGCCGAAGACGTGGTGGAGAAGGCGAAAGCCGAAATCCACGGCTACATGACCGGCGTTGTCCAGCGCGCCGGTATCGCCGCTTTGAGAGGCCAGCCTCACCCTATATCAATCGAGTTCAAGGAAAAGTCCGATGACTGAGTGGGTACAGACCTTAAGCGGGAAGGCTTTTCATCTGGACCCTCAGCGGGACGCGGACGACGACCAGATCATCACCATCGAAGATATTGCGGGGCATCTCGCCAAAATCTGCCGGTTCAATGGAGCTTGCACAGAGTTCTATTCGGTCGCGCAGCACAGCGTTCTCGTTGCTATTGCGATGCCCGAGCGCTTGGGCAAACAGGCTCGCTTGTTTGCGCTGCTTCACGATGCTTCGGAAGCGTACATCGCTGACGTGACCCGGCCTGTAAAGCATCGCATCGGCCCCGAGTATGCGCAGCTCGAAAGAGCGATCCAGCGCCGCATCCATCTTGCCTTGGGGCTTCCGCCGAGTCCCGGCCCCTTTACCAAGGCTGCCATTAAAGACCTGGACGACCGGCTGCTCGCAACCGAGCGACAAGTCCTTATGAAGCCGTCCACCAAACCTTGGCAGCTCGATGCCCAGCCTCTCGGGATCGAGATCAAGCCTTGGGACTGGCGCTACGCCGAACAAGTCTTCCTTCGCCTCTTTTACCACCTCCATAGGGTATAATCATGCGCGCACTACCCGTCGCCAAAGCGCTTGGCCTCGACAAGACTCCCTCTGAAGCCTCCAGCACTCGCCCGCTGCCAGTGTTCGACAGCAGAAAAAGCCGACGCTCAAACGTGAAGCGCGTGCTCCGTTCTGCCACTATCGAGCGCAAGCGCATGGAGCGGGCGATTGCCGAAGATCACTTCAGGCGAACCGGTGAGTTCCTGAAGGCCAGGGATTTCCCCGCCGCGTTCGGGGAGCTGACCTCTGTCGTTACCATCGCTCGCAAACTCAACCCGCAATTAATTGCAAGGAGATAGCCTTTGGAACTCTATGACAAGCTCTCAGATTTCGTTGCCGACCTGCGCACGAAAGAAGGCCACACCCTCGAAGATATAACCGACGCTCTAGCGCTGCTCTTGGACGCGCTCGAAGAGGAGGAGAGTGACGAGAAGGACACCTCTGAATGAGACCCCCCGAAGGACTTGTTCTGAAAGAGGTATGCAAACGCATCTGGAATGACAGCACCGTTCGCTCGCCTCTCGGTCCCGTCATTTGGAATGACTGTTACGGTCACTACGAGGCCCCCAGTCTCTTCTGGAGGCCGAGCCGATCCTCTGACGCGAATTTCCGCGCCAAAATCCGCACCCTCATTCTCCGCAGCCGCAGAACTAGGAAAGCAGTCCAATGCCAATCACAATCAAGAAACTATTTCGAGGAAGCAAGCCCGTGCAGCCGGACGCCCTCATTCCCCGAAACCCCGAGCCACAACCCGCTCCCGAACCACAACCCCAGCCACAGTCCAAGCCCGATCCAAAATCTGGAAGAGACCTCCTTGCTCACTTAGAGCTTACGACTTCTTACGAGGTCTACAAGGCGAACCCCGGCAAATACCGGATGCCCCCGGCGCGGGCCTGCTCATACTGCGGGCACCTCTACATCTTTCCCTGCGATGGCAAGGAACCTTGCCTAAACGCAAAGTGGCTTGACGAGTATCGAGCAAAGAAGGCGAGCTAATGCGTTCGAACCTCATAGACATTGAAGTTACCGTCCATCACGAGACCCCAATGGCGTTTCTGGTCAGCGTTGACGGCGACCGGGAAAATGCTGTGTGGGTTCCCAAGTCCGTTGTCGAGCTGGATAACAATCACGGCGACGGCTGCGTTCTGACAGCTCCTCGGTTGTTCCTCGAAGAGAAAGGACTGCTATGATGCGGGTTCTTATCTTCGCGGCCCTGTTTCAAATCGGCGTATTTATTATCGCCGAATGGCTCCTAAGCATGTGAGGTGCGCCGTGCCGATCATCATCAAAAAGCGCGCTGCTGCGACCGCTCCTGCCCCCGAGCCGCTGGCCCCGCGCCGCGCTGTGCAGCCTGGAAAGACGTGTGACGGCATCTGCCGTCACGTTCTCAGACAAAATCCGAATTGCGCGATCCCATGGTGGCTGATTGCGAGCTACACCTACTACCACCACGACATGCCGTTGCTCTCGGACGGCCTCTACGACGAAATGGCGAAAGCCATGCTCAAAGCGTGGGACGAGCTGAAACACCCCCATAAGCACCTTATTTCGCGCTCGCATCTGGAGGCCGGATCGCTATTCGACCTCCCGGCGTCCGCGTACCCCAACATCGTCAAGTACGCTGCCGCCAATCTGGCGCGCGGCGAGCTGGGCGTTTCGATCATCGTTCAATAGGGCTTGCCCCATGACCATACCCGAACAAATCCAGAAGATGTTCGATGAAATCGCTTTGGACCTCATATCCCGAGGCATCGAGCGCTACTCCTCGGACGCGATCCTCCACCGCATACGCTGGCACCGACAAATCGAACAGGGCGACCGGTCTTTCAAGTGCAACGACAATTGGACGCCGACGCTCGCTCGCAGGTTCGTGGAGAAGCACCCACAACACGCTCGCTTTTTTGAGTTTCGGAAAATCAAGCGCCGTCCTGATATGCAATTAATTGCACGAGCCTGATAATGCCAATCGTCATCAAGAAGAAAAAGCCCGTCCACGGCATCCTGGTTACCCCGAAGCTCAGCCCTCCAGACCCCGATATTGCCATGATCCTCAAGGCTATGATGCGGACCCTAGCGTGGCGCGATCATGTGGCGTCTATGAAGTCGAGTGAAGGTGTGCAATGAGCGTGCGTGCGGTCGGCTATTCCCGCTATTCAACCGACCTCCAGAACGAAAAATCGATTGAAGATCAAGAGGCCCTAATCCGGCGCTACGCCAAGCAGCAGGGCTTCGAGATCGTTAAGCTGTACTCCGACGCCGCCAAATCCGGCGCGTCTATTCGCGGTCGAGACGGCCTTCAGGAGCTTATGCACGACGCCCTGGACGGCAAGTTCGATGTCGTAATCGTTGAGGGCGTTGACCGCCTGTCCCGCGACATGGAAGATTCTGCTGGTCTATTCAAGCGCCTGCAATTCTTGCAGATCGGCCTACACTCCACGCAAGAGGGCATGGTCACGCCCGCCGTTCTCGGCATTCGGGCGACGTTCGCGCAGATGTGGCGCGAGGATAACGTCTACAAGACGCGGCGCGGCATGAGCGGCCTGATAGCCTCCGGTAAGTCCGCTGGCGGGCGTGCTTACGGCTACCGGCCAGACCCGGCGAAGAAAGGGGTACTCGTCATCGTACCGGAAGAAGCTGCGATTGTGCGGCGCGTCTTCGAAGACTTTCTGGCGGGCCGGTCCCCGAGAGCCATAGCCACCGAGCTGCAAAAAGAGGGCGTGCCGCCCCCGCGCGGCGATCATTGGGCACCGAGCGCCATTTACGGCTGGGCTGCCCGCAGCACCGGGATTCTCAGAAACGAGCTTTATGTGGGGCGCATTGTCTGGAACAAAGTTCGGATGCTCAAAGACCCCGATACAGGCAAGCGCACGAGCCGCCCTAATCCTGTTAGCGAATGGCAGGTGAAAGAGGTGCCCGAGTTGCGTATCGTGCCCCAGGAGCTATGGGACAAGGTTCAGGAAGTGATCAAGCCTTCGACCCCAAAGCCCATCGGCAAGCGTCCGCAGAGAATGCTGTCCGGCCTTCTCAAATGCGGGGCGTGCGGTTCGGGCATGTCCATAAGCGGCAAGGATTCCACAGGCCGATACCGCATAGGCTGCACTCGACACCATGACAGCCGGTCGTGTCCTGATCCTCACAGCTTCTATCTCGACAAGGTGGAGCAGACGGTTGTCGAGCTTCTTCGCAAAGAACTCATGCACCCCGATCTTCTCGTGACCGCGATCAACACCTATAACGAAGCAAGGATCGAGTTCGCGGCCCAGGCCAACAAACGGCGAGCCGCCCTAGAGCGCACCGTCGATAAGCTCGAACATCAGGTAAGCCGGCTTCTCAAGCTGCTCATGAACGAAGTGGGCGATGACGAGCACATGGCCGCAGAGTACAAGGCGAGACGGGCCGAATTGATCGCGGCCAAAGAAGAGCTTGCGAAAGAGCCTGCGCCGGTCAACTCGGTGAGCCTACACCCGGCAGCGCTCAAAGCCTATTCGGACGCGCTGAATCGCGTCCATGACAGCTTGAACCTTACGCTTGAAAAAGGGGTGGCGAACATAGCGCCCCACCTCCGAAGCTTAATCCACTCCGTTACCGTAAGGCCGGGAAAGGCTCCGGGTGAGGTCGATGTCTTGGTGCAAGGCAGGCTGCGGAAGCTCTTGGAAGACCAAGACATGAACATTGTGATGGGTTCAGTGGTTGCGGGGGCAGGATTTGAACCTGCGGCCTTCAGGTTATGAGCCTGACGAGCTACCGGGCTGCTCCACCCCGCGTCATGAGATTGACATAAGCGGATCCGCATCGAACCGCAACCCTTAAGGG